GTTTACCAGGGTAATTGAATACCACCCCGCATCGCTGAAGATATAGAGCTTGTCCGTAGAATCGACTAGCGCCATCGACCCTTCTGCCACTCCACTCAAAGGCAGATCGTTAATCGTTGCGTAAACCGTGACGCCAGCAGATGAATCAGCCGGTTGCCATTCGCTATCCGTGCTATTCCATTGCAGCACTTGCCCGTTAGTGGGCGCTACTGTGGACGTATCTACGTCTGTCAGCGCGTCGATTGCCTGAGTAAGACCCTGCGGGCTGTCAGACCAAACGCCCTGCGTAGAGTCGTAAGCGTAAGTGATTCCGCTAACGGTAATGGTTTGTCCGTTAGTAGGGTTGCTTGGAAAGTTAACGGCCATTATTGGCTATCCCCTAATCTTTTAAAGGTGAAAGCTGTCCTATTATGGTTTGTAGCGCCCTTGAGCACGTTTCCAGATACCATGTTGTCCAATGAAAATTTAAGTTTCACATTCGAGACATCTGTGACATTCACATAATTGCAACCCGATCCCATTATCTGCCCCCACTTTCCGGTGTACTGAGTTACGGCTTCATTGGTGGTATCCCAATTAACCCCCCCGTCCGTAGACACCCACGTTGTGAGAGACATAAAGCCATCGGTGGCTGTGTTATAAAAAAGTGCTTGTGTAGCAATTTCGTAAAGTCCTGTAGTAGGAAACGTCCATATCCCACTGCTGACGGACATTCCAGTGCCAATCTTGGAAAACGATGCATCATCTACTCTTTCAAGGTTCGCGCTAATAGGGTCAGTATCTACAGATAGATCAGCCGTAATCCTCCACTGATCTATTTCGGTAATCCCATTGGTGTGCGTGTAGGGCACCCAATTAGTTCCGTTCCACTGAAGGAGCTGACCCGTAGTTGGAGCGTTAGTAGACGTATCAACATCGCTAAGACCGTTGATCCCAGACGCCGAGGTGCTGCTAGCCCATGTCCCGTCTGTTGAGTTGTAGGTAAACGAGATACCGCCAGAGGTGAAGGTATCTCCGTTCGAGGGGCTGTTTGGAAAGTTAACGGCCATTATTGGCTATCCCCTAATCTCATAAAACTGAAATAGGTATCTGATGTGTCCGGTTCCCCAATAACTTGGTTACCAGATGAGATTGAAGTGAAACTAAAACGTAATTTTATGTCGCTAGTGCTTGTGCAATTTACGAAACATTCTCCCGCGCCGTGTGCAAAGTTATCGTCACTAGCAGTTCCCGCTTTCATTTGAGCAGTGTTATCCCAGTTTGAGCCGCCATCTGAGGACACCTGTATAATTACGCGAATAGCTAAATCAACCACCGTAAAATAAAACGAGACGTTCACGCTCACTTTCCACAGCCCAGTGCTAGGGAACGACCACACGCCATTGCTGACGGACATTCCAGTGCCAATCTTGGAAAACGATGCATCATCTACTCTTTCAAGGTTCGCGCTAATAGGGTCAGCGTCTGAGGTTAAATCCGCAGTAAGTCGCCACTGATCTATTTCGGTAATCCCATTGGTGTGCGTGTAGGGCACCCAATTAGTTCCGTTCCATTGCAATAGGTCGCCCGTAGATGGGGCAGCAGTTGTTGTATCTACGTCAGTTAAGTCATCAACACCCAAAGAGACAGTGCCGGACGGGTTTGTTTGTACCCACTGGTTAGACGAGCCATCGGTGTAGTAGACGTACAACTTCAAGTCGGTGCTGTGCCACCAAAGATCTCCCGAGGACGGGCTGCTAGGAGCCGTATCTGAGACAGTGACGGACGCTCCGCCTGACCCTGAACCACCGCCGCCTGTCGGGTTGGCCTGAACCCACTGATCTGAATCGCCGTCGTTGTAATAGATATAGGTCTTGAGCGCGTTGGGGTCGAACCACATATCCCCCGAGCTGGGGTTGCTCGGCGCAGTTTCTTGGATCGCCACAGATGTATTGGAATCGCGGGAACCAGAGGGGTTAGCCTTGACCCACTGCGACGAAGATCCGTCGTTGTAGTAAACGTAAAGCCGCAGAGTGGTTGTGTCGTACCAAAGATCACCATCAGACGGGGAGCTTGGTGCTGTATCTGCGGTGGTTACAGACGCCCCGCCGCCACCGCCCGACTGTGCAACCCAATCGTAATCTGTGCCGTTCCAACTTAAAACTTCGTTTGTGGCGGCTGTACTGGTATTGAGGTGCGTATCTACACTGGCGTCGTTATAACTACCGCCCGATGGCGAGGCCGCGTCCCAGCGGCTGTTTGCGTTGTCCCATGTAAGCACTTGACCGTCTGTTGGGGCCATAGTGTTTACATCAGACAAGTCCTCAATACTCTGACCTGAAATGCTTGTCAGATACCCCGATAAGTCAGGAGGTGTATAAGTAAACACCCCGGTGTTATTGGTATATGTAAGCGCCGCTGTGCCTGCGGTGTTGGTCGTAACAGAAATGTCAGTCAGCGCAATGCCGCCGCTCGCTGTAGCAGGCTCCCACTTACTGTTCGCATTGTCCCAAGTCAGAACCTGCCCATCAGTCGGCGCTGTCGTCGATGTATCTACATCACTAAGATCATCAATTTGTGCAGCCCTGGGGATGATAATTTCCCCTGCCATCGCAGCATGAGCAGAACAGTTGTAATAAAGCTTAGACGGCGCGTCCTGCGGAACAACAAACTTAATCGTCCCGCTGGCAGTTCCGTTGTTGGTTACACCATCGGAGTAAGCGTTGCCCGTGCCGGTGCCAGATACCGTCTTGATGTAGAACGGATGGCCGGTGGCGTTTACTGCAAACTCGTAAGTCTTACCCCTGTGCAGGTAAAGCGTCGGGTTACTGTCGCTATCGGTGCCGAATCCGTTGAAGACATAAGCACTGGAAGCATTGTTGGTAACAGCGAAGTATCCGTCAGATGTGGCAACGTCCCACACGCCGAGTGTGGCGTTATAGATAAATCCGTTGAAAAGGTCGCCGCCTGATGGGTTGTCTGGGAAATTCATTAAACGTCTCCGACCTTGACGGCTGTTACTTCAGCAGAAATATCGCCCGTTCTATTAAATTGGTCATAACTAGTCCTGATCTGATAAGAGCTGCTAACAGACACAAGCCGCACCCAAGCGCCTTCTAAAGGCTCATCTGCCGAGTTATCACGAATTGTTGCCGTGGCTGCAAAACCCCCGAACCATAAGTCGTATGGGTTCTGCGTCACCCACCCATTTCCGTCATTAGTTTCCAGTCGTACTGAGGCGCTGGGGACACCACCAGACGCCGTGCTTTTTCCGATAGACATCCTCACATCAACAAGCCACGCTCCAGCCGAAAGGGTATAAGTTCCAAACGCAACACCATGAACAAAGCTGTTTTTATCAGAAGTTAGCCAGTCAGAAGACGTGCTCTCGTAACTTAAAGAGCTGCCCGCTGCAGCGGAGGTGAAGCCTACATCCTGCATTGCGGCTAAAGAGTGGACACCAGACTCTCCAGACGATGTTCCCACCGCAACCCAGTCACCCGACGCTGAGTCGTAAACATACGTCACCCCATTGCTCTCTGAGAACCAAGGCTGACCGTCGATAGGGTTTGATGGCTTGGTAGACGAGGTTGTTATAAATGAATCAGCAACTAAATTAGCCCACGACCCGTTTTCTCTTATGTACTGCGTACCATCTGAGGGCGCGTCGTCTAACTTGTCTGTATTCAAGTTAGAGAAGTTTGCGTCCATCTCAGTGGCGCTGAGAGGCGAGCCTTTACCTGATACTGTGACAACCGTAGCCATTAGGTTGCCCCTAGTCGCTGAAACAGCACATGGACATCTAACTTGTCACTTGAGGCAGCGTTTGAGTCTGATTTGGCTCTAAGCCTTATTTTATGTGTGCTAGTGCTAGTTACATCAAAAACAAAAGAAAGCGTGGCTGTTGAATTATGCTCCGCCGTGTTAGAAGAGCTAGTCTGATGTGATCTATCAGCAAAGCTATTTCCAGTGAGGTTCGAGTAGGTCGAGCCGTCTGTAGTTTTTTCTATGCTTCCCCCAAGAATTGCTGCAGTCCGATTTGAGGAGGAAGTGCCATAAAAAGAAAAGTCAGCTCTAACAAGCCAATGACCAGTAGAAGGGAAGGTAAACACACCAGATGTCTGCGTCATTGCGCCGTTAATATTTGTCTGCCGCGCCCAACCTGAACTAACAACGGAGTTTGTGCTCGCGCCGAAGGTCAACGTTCCGCTTTCCCACTGCTCAATGACAGGCGTTTCGTTTATCCACTTGGACGCGCCGCTGTCATAAACGAGAATGTCTTTATCTTGGACAGACGTGATTGCTACGTCACTCATCTCAGACAAATTGCTGAAACCACCTAGCGAACCAGTCGGCGCACCAGTAGCCACCCACTGCGAAGATGTTCCATCGTCGTAATACACGTAAGTAACGCCATTACTTTCTGAATACCAAACGTCTCCATCAGATGGAGATGACGGTGCTGTGCTAGACGTTGTGATCGTAGCCGCAGCAGCAGTAACCGCCGTCCACGCACCAGACTGACGGGCATAAGTGGTTCCGTCAGATGGAGCGTCCTCGATCTTGTCTGTATTCAGATTAGTGAAATTAGAGTCCACCTCTGTGTTAGTCAGAGGTGAACCCTTTCCACTACGAGTGACAATGGTTGCCATCGTGTTTTCCTATATTAGGAAGCTGAGACCGTTATAGTCCACGTAATGGTCATGCTGTCATCAGCAGCTTTTGTGACGGTCCCAAAGACCGTACGGCAGAGCATCGTTCCTGCTGAAGAGGCATTGAAGATACCGGCTTCGGTCAATGAACCAGTTCCGTCACCTGCGGCCCAGCTACAAACATATGCAATAGCGTTATCTGTAACCGTGGTGCTGGTTAAGGCGTTACGATCCAGCTCGGTGCCGAGAGCAGTGTCAGCGCCAGCCGCAGCAGTAGAGCCAGTGCCCACTGCCATGTGGCTCATTACGTTCTCGCTCGTACCGCTCATGCGAGATGCAATGTAGTCCAGTCCAGTGTCAACAATCAGGTTTTCAACCTTCTTCTCGTCTTTGATACTTCCATCGGGGCCACGAACAATGATGTCCAGTGTTCCCTTAGCTTTGAGTCCATCGATGATCATGGCTTAGTTCCTTTAGGTTAGGGTTCGTTTGACTCCGACAAAGTCGTCGCTGAAATAGTCAGTGCTACTGACGTAGCCCTGAGCCAGAAGAACGCCCGTGTCGGAGCAGTTAGCGGGGTCTTCTAGGGTCTTGGAGAATGCGGCAACGTAAGCATCCGCCGCATCGAAAGTGTTTGATTTGTTCGCGCCGAAGGAGAAAGCAGCAGCGTCTGTCGCATTGGCTGTGTTGCTGGGGTTAACCACTTCCTCAAGTGAGAACGCATCCGAGATGTCAGCGGTGTCAGCAATAACTTTGGAAATCGACTTGGCGAACACGTCGGCAACCGAAGGCGTTTCGGTCCTGACAAGAGACAGAGAGAACACAGTACTCTCACTAACTTCTGCCGTGTTTCCTGTCTGAAGGCCGGTGCCAAAGTTTTTCTCAAGCAGGAGTAGCGGGCTGTCAGCGGCGTCCGCGCCATCCGACTTAACCAAGCTGGGTGTTTTGCCTACCTGCTCTGATATTGACGGGGCTTCGCTAAGGGTCTTGCTGAATGTGTAAGAGTGAACATCCGTTGCTGACGGGCTTTCGGAAATAGACTTGCTGTAACCTAAAGCAGCAACGTCTGTTGCTCCCGCCGTATTTTGGGGGAACTGATTTAAGCCCTCAGTTATTGAAGGAGAAATTGAGTCTCCAACACTAACTGAGTCGCTAAACGTTCGCACGTACTGTACTACACGGGAAAACACGTCTGCAGCTACGGGCGTATCAGTTAAACTTTTATTGACTGTAAATATTTGCGCGTCAGTAATTTGTGGAGCTTCTGACAGATTTTTAGAAAAACTCCATAGATAGCTGTCAGTACTAGACGCGGCGTCTGAGTACGCAGGCTGAAAATATATCTGAGCTATATCAGTCGCCGACCACGCGTCTGCGTAAACAGTATCGAGGTCAAAACTAAAGCTATCGCTAGCCTCAGCCATTTCTGAGACATTCTTTGCAAATTGAACAGCGGCGGCGTCCAGAACCGTGCCCGTGGACACCACGTCAGAAACATTTTTGAACAAGTGAGCAACGTAAAGATCAGAACTGCCTGCCGAATCGATAATGGCTTTTTCCACTGCGACTCGCATAAGATCGGCCAATAACATTTCATCAGTTAGAGAAATAATCTTACCGACAAACAACGATCCAGAGTCCAAATGCACGTTTGTAGCAATCATTTCTGCTGTGCGAACGTCCGCAAGGCTAATCTGTGCATTAGCCTCGCTAATTGCTCTAAGCAGTGCTTGCTGTATGAAAGCGCGAATCATCCGAAAGCGGCTCTAACCTTTAATTTCAGTAGGTCAACTACTGTCTGGATTGATCCGTCTTGGAATGTGGCTTCGATTTCTCCTTCGAAAATCCCCGCTGTATCTAACGCAGGTGCAGGAAAATCTGTCGTCGCAACCCCGTTGTCAGCATCACTAATGGTCATCGTCAAAGTCGACTTGACCGTTGATGATCCAAGCTCCCTGATACGTAATCGTACAGTGGCCCCGTTGAGGTCAATGGGAGCCCAAGTATCGGGATTATTAGGGTCGAGCGTAGCCCCCGAAGCAGCTTCGCTAGCGTCTTTCAGAGTAACTACTACCCTTGGCAGCGTATCTCCCTGAACGAGTTCGAGTGTATCCGAGTAAGCCATATCTTATATTACCACTGCTAATAGTCAAACGTAAGTCCATAGCATCGGAGAACTATCACGCCGATCCACATGGATGAAGGTTTTTGCTACTCCAATTCCGGTAAATCCTTGCTCTATCGCCTTTGTTACGATAGTCCATCGCTGCGCCCCACCACTTACCGCTATATCTGCTGCAATCCCTTGAGCATGTTGACCGGGGGAACTTTTTTTAGCTTCGAGGCTGTGTCTGGGAGATCTATAACCAGAAGTAATGACAAATGGAAAGCCACACGCTTCTCGCAATTCATCCAAGCTCATAATGAAGTCAAGATCCATCTCGTTCTCACCCGTCTCTTGGCAGTTAAAATCGCTCAGCTTGAAGTATTTAAACGCGCTCATTCTTTTTTCCCTAAAAACAGGCCAAACGCCCCAGTCAGCGCTCCGGTCATAACCGATACCATCGCCGCCTGCTCGGGCATTGGCGCGGGCAGCGTCATAAACCACTCGACGACCCGATAAGTCATAACGACCATCGCCAGCATTAATAACCTGGGGATGATTCGCCAAGCATTAAGGTTTTCGGGCGTCATTTCTCGCGTGACACTCTTTTGGTCTTTTCGAACGTCCTTAAACCTCCAAGCCCCAACATTCCGAGAAGCACTGTCAGCAAGCTGTCCATGTCAAACTCAGGAAGCGGGGGCGCTTCCACACCCGTGTACGCAATCACAAACGTAGCCAATGGCTGTAAAACGAAATGCCAGAATAAGGCGATTGAACAGCACCAGCCGGTTGCCGGACGCCAGCCCGCCACAAAGATCGATTTGTGCGTTGCTTCGGCCTTATTTATCTCAATTTGACCTTTCGCCAGTTCGTGAGCATGGCGTTCGGACATGGTGGCGATCTCATGGGCCAAACGATTACGCTCATCTGCGTCAGGGATGAACTTGTCGAGAAGCCCCGTGACGGGGCCGATTAATGCTTCAAGCATTACTCACCCCAACCGTCATCATTTTCGTCGTATTTGCCGTCGTTGTTGGTGTCACACGCCCGCTGCCACGAAATCATGTCGAAAGTTAAACCTTCGTGCCATGGGATATAGGCTTTACACCATTCATGGGAGCCTATAGCCATGTCATCAGTACCATCTGGATCGGGGACATAATCACGCTTAGACCAAGGCTTTTGGACACGAAAAAACGTATCCTTGTTCTTCATCAGTTGCCGCTTGAATAAAGCGCTATTTGGAGTGCTGATGTAAATCTCCTGATTAGTTTTCAGCGTGTATGTAGACCCGTCGTCATAGTTAATAACGGTTTCCGCTGACGCGGCGCTTGCCGCGAGTAATGCTGCTAGTGCTGTTTTTTTCATGACCTTCCCCTCATAGGACGTTGTAAACAGGTAACAAGCGATCTTTTAACGTGCGATCTACACGCCAACCGTTCTCTAACGCTTCTGTGATCGTTTCTGCAGTTGGACCAAGAATTGAAGTGGCCCCGCCAATCGGGCCATCCCATTCATACTGTTGATGTGCCATTACTCCAAGTGACAGCGGGCCTAAGAAACCTGACCGGTCAATGGTCTCGAACAGGTACTCGTCCCAATCCATGCGGTCGGTTCTGAAGTACCGCGCTTTCGGCTCGACACCGGGGAGCGCCCACGCTAGCCCTGTCTTCGCGTACTCGCGCAGTTCCATGCCCAACATGGCGAGCGGCATCGTTGCGACCGCTGCCAATGCGAACACACTCAGCGTCGCGCTAATCTGCGCCGCGTTGAGTTCGCCGGGGTTCTCTGCCATCCGCGACTGCGCTTCTCGAACGATTCCGCCGCCGATGACTTTTGAATAAGCGTAGAAGTAAGACTTCAACTGCCAGACCAACGCCCACCGTGGATCAGATGCCCAGATCGGTCGCTCAGCAGCATTGGGTCGCAGGATCGAAGACTCAGTGAAACGCTGGATGGCCTGCTTCACCTTTTTACCTTCAGGGGTCGAGAACTTACGGCCCTCTTTGTTCCACTTGTTTACATCTTCGGCAGTCAGACCGAGCTCACGCAGGTAGCGCTCAGAACGGGGGTTATCAAATTCGTTCCGCGCATGGTGCGTGATAAATGAAGCACCCATGCCTGCTGCAAACTCACGGCTAAACCGCGTGAACTGATCCAGCATGATGACCCTAAAATACGCGTCCGACAGCTTTCGAACTTTCGGGTCCATGTAATCCTGCTCGGCCTGAGTGACCCAGCCATTAGCGACGGTCTCGTTCGTTACAACCCCAACATCCCTTGCAAACTGTCTTCGCTCTTCAGGATCACGCAAGCCGTCTTTGATCTGTTTCATCGCCATACCGAAGGTATGAAGAGAAAACTCTTTTGAGTTGATTACCGGACCCGCAAGGTCGGTGAGTGACGCAATAGTGGCAAAAGGCAGAATCGTGACGAACTGCAGAAACTGACCGTAGCTGTTGAGCTTTCGCCATAGCGGGCTGATCGGACTGGACTGATAGCCCATGTAAGCATTCAGCACCTCTAGCGTTGCCGCTCTATCCTCTTCAGAAAGTTTCGACAGCTCTTCTTTCAGCGCGAGGCCGTTGTTAGTTGCTTTGTTGAACTCAACACGCTTTGCAACGTGGCGCAAATAGGACACCAACGCTTCCTCTGGTTCTTGCAGGAAGCCCGCGTCTTGTAGCGTTTTACGGTCGATACCGCGCGTGAGCATAATGTCCTGCTCAACGCCTGCCGCTGGGTTAGTAGGGTCATAATCAACCGGCTTGTCGTCGCGCATCGCTTGGCTGTACTGTCGCAACCGATAGATAGCCGCCTCTGCACGGGCTGGTGAGATGCCTTGCTGCTCAGCAAGAATCAAGTTCTTGAACTCTTCCGTCCGGTTTTCAATTTCCAGCATGTTCAGCAAGACCGGGAAGTAATCTTTCTGGAAACCGATGTCTGTATTCGACGGCTGGATATAGTCGGTATACACGTCTTGTAAAAACTGTCTCACTTGCTGAGCCTTGGGAGACAGCGTCTCTGTAGCGTCAGACGACGCGGCCTCACGCAACGCATCCTTTACCTCTGGGTCATCTAAACTTCCGACCGTATCTTCGAATGTGTTCTGAAACTCTGCCACTTTCAACGCCGATGCCCGCAACATGCCTAAATTACCGCCAGACCCATCTTCTTGAGAGCGACGGTAAAACATGTCCGCGACTCGGTTTCCTGCATGCATTCGCAGCACGCCGTCTGCGGTTGCAACAAACTTCATCAAAGGTCGAGACGCACGGCTAATGCTGCGTTCCCAGTGGCGCGCCAACGCTTCGCCGCCCTCTTTGACGACAGCCTCTTTAACCGCATGCGGCATGGCTTTTTCGGTAAAGGTAAGCGGTGGCTCTGAGGGTGCTGGACCTGCATCTTCCTGAACTTGCCCAGTTATTTGGGTAGGCGCTGGCCTGCCCCCGTACTGATACTTAACCTGCCCTCGCACTACTTCATTTACGAACGCGCTTTGTTTCTTAGAAGCCACCACGCCTTCGATGTACTGTTCAAACTCGGGTGATTTTGGTCCTTTACGTGCTCGGAATCCCTGCTTCATGGCTCGCCACATTTTTTTGAGCTTTTCTACAAGCTCTTTGAAATGCTTATCAACCATATTTTTGGCGGCTTTATTTGCGTACCGCTTAGTCGCCCAGCGAGACAGCTGATCTGCGTACCACTCTTCAAAGCCTTTCTCGAAGCCGTAGAGTTCGACATACCGATCATGCTTGGGATGTCGTTTGTAAGACTCAACAAGCCGTGGTCGGAGTGCGTCGTTCTCTAACGCGGCCTGTTGCTCCTGCTGATACACCGCGTGTCCGATTTCATGGGCAGCTGTCATAGCATCACTAAGAGCGTTGCCAGTCGGGTTAATAACAGCGATATTTACTTTGCCGTCGTAACTGCCGCCAATTTCAAGATTGTCTAGCTGCCGCTGTATCATTCGCTGCACTGCAACAAGCTCGACTTCGGAAAACAACCGAGAAAGCTGCGCGTCCGACAGCTGCGTCAGTCGCTCCAGATTAAAAATACGCGGGGGGTTTACGAGCTTAACGGCGTCGAGCGCATCGTTGATTAGGCTTCGCACAAGAGGGTCGTCAAAGCCCTGTGGATCTTCTCGCGGTGGGGGCACAGACACAGGGTCCGCTGCTGTCTCTCCTGTACCAGTAGAAGGTGCGGAGCCAGTGCGTCGATCAGGATCGATATCGTCGCGGGGGTCGCCAGCAAAAACTTCTGTCTCTGTCCTTCCCTCGGCAGCTTGTTCTATCGGCACTTGCCTAAAGGTACGTTGTCCCTCAACGTAGTCAGGGTCACCTGGGACTACTTCCTCGCTACGTGTCTCGCGGGGCATTTGATACGGCACGATCTGCCGCAGTGCGGGGTCGTTGTAGGTCTGACGCAACTGACGTTTATTTTCAGCCTTCTGATCTTCGGTAAGGAACCGCTGTTTGCCGGGATCTTTCACACCGTTAAACAGGTCCGCGAGACCAACCGTCTGCCCTGCGATCCTAGCGGCGGGTACATTTAACCGCTCGTCCACCCGACCACTTAACACCTCATTTATAGGCTGACCGAGCACCTCAACCTGATACCCCTCAAGAAGTAGGTCACCCAGCACTTCTGACAGGCCTTGCTGTGCGGACTGTATCGGCTCTGCGCCGACAAAGGGCTTACCTTCTCTGTTCTCTACCAACCTCTGCCCAGAGAAAGTCAGGTCTGCCAGATTGATGCGATGGGTCTTACCGTCAGGCGCGATTAAAACAACGCCAGACTGACGCGAGAACTTGCCCTGCTTCGCCTTAGTAATAGCCCGGCTAATAAACTCAGGCAGCGTAAGACGCAGCTCTTTGCCGCCAGCTTGGAACCGATAAAGCTTGTCAAAATCTGTCCGCACAACCTCAAACTGCCCGTCTTGGTTCTTGGTGATCTCAACGATTGAGTTCGGGTTATTTCGGGACTCTTGGACCGCGCGATTTAACGTAGACTCACTGACGCCCGCAAACTCTGGCGAATTGAAGTCTGTTTCACCAAACGCCGCTACATAATCTGCTCTAGCCTGTTCAGTGTTGTCGAACGTTCGCGCAGGATCAGTCTTAGGCGCATAAGTTTCGACTATGGTGCGCTCACCTTCCTGTTCAGTCATCGCGAGCTCTGACTTCAAGGCAGACAACTCTTCAAACTCAGAGCCAAATGTAGGTGTTTCTGTTTGATCGGGAGCGTCGAAAGAGTCAGGGTCGTCATCGACAGGCTCTACAGTCGGTCCTCGCTCTCCATTAAACCGCTTGGCGCGCTCTTCGAGTGCTTGTTCGGCATCGACGCGCTGCACGCTGCCGCCCTCTGGCATCAAGCCGCGCGCTGCCTCCATAGCCGCGTCTATGGTGTCCTCGCTGGCTAGCTCCTCAGAGACGACGTTACCGTCTGCATCTAGCGCCCGCGCTACTAACAACGATTCACCGCTTCCAAAACTCTGGGGTTTTACGTTGCTATACCCAAGCGCGGCACCGACCGCCTCATCTGAAGCTCCAGACGCTACTACCTCGTCGACTATTTTCCGACTAGTACTGACGATTGTCCCACGACCGGGTATGAAAGCTGCAAATGCCAGCTGACCATCTACAGTAATCTCAGTGGATTTGTTGGGGCGAGCGCTGTACTGAGCTTCATCACCAGATACCCATACCGCTTGCTTCTTACTGGTTGGGTTCACCATTGCGCTCAGCTGAGCATTAATGTCCGCCGCCGCTTCGGGCTGAGTCTGTCCCTCTGGTACGTCGCCCACCGTCTCTTCAGCAATCGCCTCTTCAGTGCGTTGCGTCTGAGCGTCATCCATATAACGGCGGGCTTTATCAAATATTGTCGCTACCTGTTCCGTAGCACCTTTCACCGGCTGCGACAGAGATTCACCAACAGCTTGCGCGATCTCATTACGATTTCCAACTACAGAACCAGCCGCTCCTGTAGTACCACCTAACGCTGTTCCTCCAATAAGTGATGTGAACGCGGTTTCTAATCTTCGTAAATTTGCGTCTTCCTGTGTGTAGGTTTCGTCGAGGTCAAATCGATTTTGTATGGCGATCTCTTCTTGGGCCATTTCAGAGGCTGTTTGAATGACGCCCCCTTTTCCGGCACTACGACTAATATCTGCTGCTAACTGACCATAAATACTGTCTGCTTTTACAGTCCGTCGCGCTGCAACATCGCCCAACAATTTTAGGAAAGCGACATCCCCCCCAACACCTAATGCGGCTTGCGGGACCGCAACGCCCGCTGCTCGCAAAGCTTGACCACGGTCCAACTCCTGACCGGAATCTAACGCTTCGGACAAATTCGACCCTGCTAGTGGCACGAACTCAGATCCGAAAGCACCGGTAATAGCCCCGCGTTTGAATGTAGTGTAGGCAGCTTGCGCTAGTTTTTGCTCATCGGGCGTGGCTGTTTTATTGGCTGTTTTACGAAGGGCATCTTTGACAATTTTCTCGGCGGCTTTTTTCGTGACAGTCGAGAAAGCAGCTTTGCCTGCCACCGCCGTTACTCCGCCTATAACACCGCCCGCAATAGAAGTTAAGGCATACGGAAGAAGCTGTGCAGGTGCTTTGGTTAGTTGAGTTGCAAATCCTTCCCAAGTAGGCGCGTCTAAAAACTCTTCGAAAGGCTGTATCCCCTCTGAAGCATTTGCCGCACGGACTTCGTCGTAACGAGCCTGCCGAATATTTTCAACTGCAGCCTCGTCGTCGCCTATGAGTGTATTACCCAATGCTTTAAAGTATTCGAGATCAGCCTCAAAACCCGCCGTAGAGGCTTTGACTTGCGCGTCAAATACTCCCGGTAACGGTAAAGCTGCGCGCGGTGCATTGCTTACACCTTGCGGATCTATAGGCTCCTGATTATCCGCAGGAAAATCAGCCTCTAGAAACTGACGCAGCGGATCGACGGCCACTTACTTACCCTCTTCTGCAATCCGTGATAACCGGCGTCTCCCAGCGTCTACCATCCAGGTATACATTTCTTTCCCGAGATTTGCTTCTATTTCACTTGCATCTACGCCTCGGTCTGTACGATTTCCCCTAACGTCGAGGTAATAAAATGTTTTAGGTCGGCCATTGATGCTACCGTCTGCCGTAACCAATTCGATACGGTCGCCTATAAAATCAGTGGAAACCGCAGACTGATCAGCTTCTCCGCGATCAAACGGCAACCAGCCTCTAAGATTCAATATGTCGCCAAGATTTGGGACCGGAAGAACCCCAATAGACGTAAACCAATCAAAATTATTTGCGTAGGCGGCTAATGACAGACCAACGCCTTGCGTTATTGCGGCCCGCAGCGCTTGATATTCTGCTATTTGATCAGGGTTTATGGGCTGTCCATCTCTACCTAATTCTATCTTCGATAGCTGTGCTTGAAGGTCAGGCAAAACTGTTTTTGCCCACTTGTCTGCTATGGGTGCAGAACCGGACCACGGGTCTCTGAACTTTCCGTTTTCATCGAAAAACATAGTTTCGGTCGTTTTTCTTATTTCTTGCAGGCCTTCAACCATTCCATCAGTTCTAGCCTGACCGTCTTTCGAAAGTTCGCGCCTAAATTTAGCCATATCAATCCGTAACCGCGCTTCCGACTGAGCGAGCCTTTCCTCGGCTTGGGTTATCTGCTCATCAGTCTGTCTGGCACTAATACTATCCTTCCGGCTCATGGACGGTGAGCCGGTTTCCATGATGTTATCTATGTTGTCTAACAAAGCGCGCTGAGTTGCTGGATCTGTTGTCGAAGCCGCCATAACCGCAATAGCTAAAGAGCGCTCAGTGTTGTTGAGCCGTTTGAGCTGCTGGAGTTCTTCGATACCTTTGCCACGGAGCATATCCGCAGTTAATTTAGTGACCTCTGGCGTGACTTTGAGTTGCCCGCTTTGAATGGCCTGACTTAGCTCTTCTGCAGACGCACTTTCTGTGGCGGCAACAAGATTCGCCGCCTCCGTGCGAGCACCACTGCTGTTAAAACCAAGCTCAGCGAGTTCTGCATCGATTTCAGCAATTCTTGCCGTAGTACGTTCCCGATTGCCGCCCAGCTTCCCTTTTTCTTGCGCCTGTCTGCGCTGCTCTAACAAAGCCTGCGCTTGTGGCGGCATACCGGCATCTTGTGCTATCGCATCTATCACTTCGGCGCGCTCTTCGACCGTCTCAGCAGCAGCGATCACACTCATAGCGGATCGTTGCGCCTCGGCTGGCAAACTTTTTACCACCTGACTTCCGTAAGCAGCAGAGCTAAGTGCGGCATCTATTTCAGCGGCATCCGCATCTAAGCCTATTTTATTTTGTAACTGGCGAAGCAGCATAGGGTCATATTTGCTCGCTGCGAGCGTACCGAGCTGGTAACCCACTTCAGCTAAGCCTGCTAACTGCTCCGCAGTAAACTGAGCCGGTTTAGCATTAGGGTCACTGCTACCATCAGGGCCAGTAACAACCCCTGGAGACCCATCACTATTCTTCACTCTGACGACGTAATTCCCATTCGGTAGTCGATCTAACCCAACAGCCGTCGAACCTGTTGGTAGGTCTAGCTGACTACTTGCTTGACTAAGTATTAAATCTGTAGAGGTCTTGTCTCCATTTCGAATACCTTCCGCTAGCCTACGCTTGTCTAGCAGAGTCCAATCATTAGGATTTATAAGGTTCTGACTAGTCCACCCGTCAATCAGATCCGTGTTTACTCGGGTATCGTGTGTAAGCAGTTCAGATCTGGCCTGTACCTCTGCGCGGTCAGCTTCAGCCGTTGTTTTACGTAAGTTTTGTGCCCGAAACGGAGCTGCTTCGTCGTATTGTCTTTCTGCTAACGCCCTCGTTGCTTCTTGCCCATCTAAAATATCTCTCCGATATTCAGCAAGCGCCCGTGATTCTGCTAGCCGATCCGCACGATTTATCGCATCCTGCTGCCGCTGATACTCAAGCTCGTCCCTAGCCATGCGGTTTCTCTGCATAGCTTGAAACATAGAAATCGCGCTGGTAGCCCCTTCAGCAATTGACATCACTTACCCCTTAAAACGCGAACGCAAAAATTGCCATAGCGCCCAAAGTGCCTAGGGTGCTGTAGGTTTGTGCTCGGGAATTCGCTTTGGCCTGACGGTATGCGTTATCTAACTGCACCTTGTTAGCAGCAGATGTCGCAAGCTGCTGCTGACTGGAGCGGTTTACGCCCTGCCCGATATTTATCAAGTCAGACAACAGCCGCGTATTCGACTCTCGCTGAGCAATTTTGGCGTCGCTCACCGCCTGTATACCCCCCAGGGTGTTACCTAACTGCAGCCGCCGGTCCTGCTGCTGTTGCTGCACGGGTGTCAACGCCGCCCCGTACCGACTACGATTTCGTTCAGCCATGCCTGCAGTAAGCGCCGAAGCTTTCTCGCGGTCCTCTCTCGCTTGATCAATCAGGCTCGTGTCCGTCGTCGCTTTATTAATCAGGTCAAGCTCAAAATCACGGTAGTTCGTGATGTAGTCGAGATACTCTTGCCGAGTCAGATCAGCGTAAGCCTTGTCGGGATCAGAAACAGCTGGCAGATTATTGCCGGTGTTGTAAATACCGGGGTATCCACCGCGTGGGCCGGTATACCCTGTCCCGCCGCCTGTTGCGGCGCCTGCGGTCGTTCCGGCAGTAGTCCCAGTTACCCCAGCAGCGCCAGCACCAATCCCCCCATCCTCTGGATCTACAGCGCCCGTCATGTATGAGTCTTGAATCGCTCTTACGCGCGCAGCATCTATATTGCCTAGATTGCCTAAACTAATCATTAGCCACCCGTCCCGTAAGTGAACCTGTTTTTAAACCCTGTGATCGGCTTGCCTTGCTTATCAACTGGCGTGAAGAACGAGCCCTGAACCTTGGTAGACGGACCCATATTTACTTTTGTGCCGCTCGTCTGCATATTGTCAAAGCCCTGCAGCGCAGCAGATGTAATTAATTGGGCAGCGGCTCCGTACAACGCGTCTTTTTCGGTCTGCTTAGCTTGCGCTCTAGCAAGCGCTTCAGATGTGCCTAACCGCGCTGCTTGCGCCATGCCTGTTTGTGCGTCCGCAGCCTGTCCGCGCGCTGTACCAAGTACGTTAGTCTGCATCGTATTCTGGATCTCTTTACCGGCGGCGCTGGCTCCTTGCAGCTGTCCTTGCAACGCCGTGTTTATATCGCTAGGTAAATCACTCATCTGGGTACTTCTGTAGCCAGACGGCGTTAACGCTTGCATCGTGTCGGCATTAGCACGGCCCCGCAGCGTTGCTGAAAAGTCCTCGTTCATAGACTTGTCGCGCATCTGCTGCAGAAGTGGGTCATAGTTCTGCTTGAAGAACCGATACTCAGCCATGGCAACCGATGCGTTCGCCTTGTCAGCTTCGCTTGGTTTGTAATCGGATTGACTTGGTGTACTACCCATTTCTCAAATCTCTTCTGTAGACAACTGTCTCTTTTTCCCAACCAACAGACTGTTCTATGTACTCACCTAGTTGCTCGTGGCGGGTTCTTACTTCGATAGAACTAAAACCCGCGTCGTAAGCAACTTGCTCAAAAAACCCTACGCACTGTGCCGCTATGTTCATGCCTTTCTTTTTTGCCCAAGCGAACCAAATCAGCAATGTTCGTTTACCGCTGTAAGGGTCAGTCAACCCCGTCGTTACCACAAACCCATCATCTGTAACCCACAGATGTGCAGACTCTGTTTTGCATGCCGTAAAAACGTCTTCGGGGATGACATCAATAAAGGGATCTTCATTAAGAATCTCTTCAAGCCCCGGCCTAACCCAACCCCAATGCTCGCGAATATCTGCAATAACTGGGTCACGCGATTTCTCGTCCATACTTCTTCCTAGAAAGACCATAGGACCGGTGAACTCCTCCGTACCGGACCTTCCTTGCGATAGGCATGTCGCCATGTCGCGCTTTTGTTTCAGCATCTTTGATGCCTTGCTGGAACAAACTGCCGTACACCTGCGCGCCCGCGTAGTCCGTCCACTCTTTGCTTGGCAGACGAAGCAAACGGAACAGCGCTCCATTGATAATGGTGTCTCGGTAGTCGTCCATGATCTCGTTTTCGCATGCTGTCGAAGTATGCGTTGGCTTCAGCTGCACACGGAGCACAGTGCTAGATACAATGGTTTCGTCTGGGACAGGCACTAGCCAAAACAGCGCCTGCGAGGGCTTCACGAAATACTCGGGCTCGCCGCGCTTATCCGCATCCCGCCAGCTGGGTTTACGTTGCTCCAAGAGACCAGTAGATATCGGCTCTAGATCCTTGCCCTTGTGTACTACCCACAGAACCTTTTCTACTACCGTGTTCGCGGGGGGTTCAAGGTCGTACTCGTACAGCCCCGCTACAGTAGTCACTGGGTCAAGTTCAGCCTGATATACCCCCGCCTTTTCACACAGCTCTATCACCGCCGCTCGAATATTGCTTTCGATTAGCGTATCGGGGCACCCCGGCACCATAGGGATGACCTCGGGGAGTAACGATTCGTAAAGTATCGCCATTTACTGAGCCATCATCTGCCCACCGGCAGTCAGATTAGGATTTGAACGTGACTCGGCGTTCGGCGTTGTGATGAGATCAACCTGCGCTTTGCCTGTTACAGACGCTGTAAATAGCTGGAAATGATTCGCGGCACGCTGGCTGTTACCTGCGTATTCCGCGTCCTTCATGTAAGCCATATACAGCACGTAGTTCATAACCGCATTGGCATAAATATCTGGGATAGACAGATTGTCGCTTGCGGTGACAGTAGTTGGATTAGCAGAATAGACAATTTCTATATAAGCACTCCCACTTACGCCGGGGTACACATAAAAATTACGTGGGTCTTGCTCGTCGTACATGTAGTGTTTGACGACAGATCCATGTGCTGCATCGCCTGATACAGTCGGGTCGTGCCAATCAGGTGTCTGAGCATCAAGAATCTCGCGCGAAACTAACCGAATAGAACGCTTTCCAGTACCCCCGCTCGCAGCAGACATGTTACGTACCACGCGCAACAGCCGGTTCCCCGCGCTTGGGATCGACTGCTTTGTTCCAGTGACAAGCGTAATCGTGTCATTAGTGGCAGATGCGTCGGGCTTTAGCAGCGCTATTTCACGCTGCGCGTCGTTCACCCAAAGAATGAGCTCGGACGTTTCGGGCCACCGGATACCAGTTGTATCCTGCAAGGTAACTTGAACTCTATCGATAACACTTGCTACTGAAACGGCCATTATCTTTCCTCGTTAAGAATTAAGCGCTTGTTCCCAAGCCTGTTCGCGCTCTTCCGGTGGGACTGTCCTACCGGCTGCTTTATTTACGACAGCCGCTTTCGGAGTGCCGTCTGATTTAAAGTTGTCAGGGTCAGCTGAATCGATCAGATCATTCATGACTCCGACTAATGCTTCCTCTTCATCCTTCGTGATTAATGGTTCATCGATCACGACTTCATGGGTGACTAAAGGCTCATCTGCACGTCTTGCACCCATGGTTATGGCCTTCAGGCCTATGTCGTCTCCGAGTTCTCGTGGAACCCCGGCTTGGAGTAACACCGCCGTACCACCTAGCGTCGTCACTCGTAAATCTTTGTCGGAAATCACTTTCATCACTTAATCCTTAAAGAAAAACCCCCTCCGAAGAGGGGGTGATCAGGTTTACTGAGCAGTGTCGAGACAGATAACTCCGAAGTCTTCAACAGAGCCGTTGTAGTCGCTGTTGTACTTAGGCTTACGCAGGCCGAAGATCTTGCCGATTGAGATACCAGCTTGGTTCTCGTAATCGAAAGTATCTTCTACGATCTCTGGGAGACCGATGTCAGCCATGGCGAGCGCTTGAGCACCACAGAACAGCGCGCGTGCACCAACTACGTCAGCGTCAGCACCCCACTTATAGCCAGCGGCACCAGCGTTACCGGAAGTACCGGTCGTCGCACCTTCGGTTGAGAAGACGTGGCGGAACTCATGGACCATCACACCATCAACCATCAGTGAAGCAGAGCCTGAGAACAGCTCGTTGTTAGGACCACGAACGCCAGCGTTACGAACGTTAGCGAGGAAGTCAGCGTCAAGCTTCAAGTTAGCCATCTGCTGCGGAGTGACAAACAGGTGGAACAGCTCCTGATTGCCCTGACCTCGCAGACCACGGATGTAGTTGTCTTTGGCGTAAGCCTTCAACTCTACAATGTGGCGATAGCCCAGCTTGTCGGTAGCCGTTACAGCCGTGGTATCTCCAGCAACGATGTCGTTACCTGAAATACGGCGGTGACGATTAGCAGTAGGCGCAGATACATCAGACGCGTACTCTAGGTCTACCAACTCATGCCCAGCGGATGCTGAAGTGGGGCGCAGACCACCATTCGTCTTGTGCGTGTAAGCAACACCAGACAGCGTCAAGAACCCTAGCTGGTCCATGCGGTCAGCCATGGCATACGCCAGCATGTCGCGAGAGGTCTCACGGAAGTTGACGACAGACTTCTGGTCAGCCAGTCGGCCAGCGATTCGGTTCGCGAAACGCAGCTGATCAAGCTGAATAGTAATGTCGTAGCTTCTGAGAGCTTCTTCATTACCTTCCAGAGTGTTGTCACCAGTGATACCGTCTCCGGTCATGTCGGCGAGCAAGGTCAATACAGCGCGGGTGCCCTTCTCAGACTTGGTGAGTTCAGTGACTCGCTGGACCATGGCGTTAGAGCCACTACCGGCGAACTGGTTAATGAAAGATGCGTTGCGAGCAACACGCCAAAAATCGCGGCTCCATGCTGTTAACTGTTCAGTAGTCAGCGCCGCAAAATTAGTTAAAGCCATGATAGGCCTCCTTTTGCGATAAATACGACGGGCATACGCCCACTCATAGCCGACTTATGGAGCGGCTAATCCGTTTCCCCGTATCGTGAGGCGACGAACTAGCGCTTATTAGCGAGGCGCGACCTCGGCAGGTTTAACGCCTGTGCAGGCGGAGGTCGGTTTTAACGTGTACGACACGGCCTTCTATCGTTTAGGCATACGAATCTTAACTATATATTAGCGCCGGTAATATTTAAGCGCAAGACCTAACGCTACTTTGCCGTTTTTTTAGCCTTCGCTTTCTTCTTAGTCGAGGCTTTCTTCTTGCCGCGCTTTGCGCTGCATGGTTTTCCGTCGTGCATAACTAACTCCCTTTCTTCCACTTGGTTGATGACGACTTCGTCTTACTGGGCGACCACTTCACCTTGTCAGCCCAGTAAGCCGCTGAAAGGCAACCTTTGGCTATGTTCTTAGCGTGGCGCGACTTAAACGCCTTGCGCTGCCCAACCGTCTGGTTGGTTTTGACCCCCTGCTGACCAAAACGTATGGTTTTGACCTTGCCACCACACTTAGCCACAACAATGTGTGACTTAGTGGGATGAGACGGAGTGCGTTTGGGTTTGTTGTACCCAGACACACCCGCCCTCGCGAGCCGGGAGTCTTTTTTCTCAGCCATTACAAAATATCCCCTCGTAATCGTTTGATTGTGGCGTCTGGCAGAGCGTTAAACTCGTCCTCAGACATGGTGGATACGTCCACGGCCCTTTCGCCCCGCGCGGCAGAACTCTCACCGGGTAATTCGGGCGGCTGTGACTCTGCAGCCTTCAGTTTTTTGCTCACTTCAGCCCGCTTTTTTGCAACTTCGTCCACAGGCTTCTGTTTCGGCGCAGTTCGTGCATCCAAAGTGCTACTTGTAGGCTCTGGAGCGGCCAAATCGTTTGTTTTAATGACGAAATTTGCCGCTTTAGTCAACGCATCTACCGCGTCGTAGCCCTGCATGATGAACGCGTCACGCAAACCGATGACTTCCTGCGTGTAACCCTCGTTATAAGCCTCAGAATTCTGGTCAAATACCGGAAACTGCGCCTCTAACTCGTTTGCAGCCGCTTGTAACGCTGTAGCTTGTGCGTTGTGCTGCACGGTCTGCTGCATTTTTTCGTTCATATCGAACTCAAGCTGCGCTTTTTCGGCGTTTCGGATCTCTTGGCGGAGCTTGACCGCGTCTGCTTCCTTGCCATCGAGCACCAAATTCATGTACTCGCGCTCTTTTGAGTCAAAATCGTAAGGATCAGGCGCGTTTGCAGGGGGTTCCTGCGCTTTTTTCATGTCCTCCAACTGCTTTTGCAGGGCTTTCTGCTTCTGCAACACCTCGTCCAGCCGAGATTTAGGGACCATGTGCTCTTTTTTCTCGGGTTCTGGCTCGGGTTCTGGCTCAGATTCAGCCTCTGCGACCGGTTCTTCGGTCTCTTCGGCAACTACCTCCTCTTCCTCCTGCTCTTCTTCAGGCGTTTCAGCCTCCGCAACCGGCTCCTCCTGCTCCTCGGTTTCGGGTTCTTCGGGTTCTGGCTCCTCTTCGCCCAGCCCAAAGTTCATATCTACTGCTTCGACTTCTTCAGTATCGCGCTCTGCACCGGGCATTACGTCAAATACCGTATCAAACTGCTCTTCAGGGGTTTCTTTCTTAGCCATTTTGCAATCTCCTATTGATTGTTAGGCGAGTTAGGGATGTTTACCGGCCCCGGCCTTGCAGACTGCTTCTTAGCAGCGGTCTGCATCGCCGTTGCAGCGATTCGTGTTGCAGCATTAGTCTCCGCCTGGGACTGACGCGTCTGATTCGTAAGATCCGCCAGATCACGACGCAACTGGAGTTCTTCCATCTTGGTGTCAATCTGACTTTGCAGCTCGGTGAGGCGCAGCTGCGGCTGTACGTCAGTCATATCCTGTACCTTGGCGATGTTGACCGCCGCGTCGGACTGCAACTTACGGACTTCCGCTTCGAGCTTGGCAATCTCAAGCTGCAACTGCTGCATAGCCATCTGCTGCTGCATCGCCATAACTTCCGCCTGCTCCGGTGTCGGTGGTTCCTGACCGGTGAGTACACGGATGCGCTTCGCAAGCTCCTGCTTTCTCGCCAGATGCGAGTATTCAATAATGGCGTCGTCTGGGATGGCGACCCCAACCTGACGCAAGTTAAGCGCCTCGGCAAACTGCACCTCATCAAACGAGTCGCGCGCGGGCGCGGTGGAGATAACTACGTCGTACTCACCGATAGTCAGGTCATTAATGATCTGCCCTTCGGGTGTCATCTCGTTGATGACCATCGGCTCGCGTGGTTTAAGCGGGTCTTCTTCGTTGGTGATCATGATGACGCGCCGCTCTGTGTAGAACGTCTGCACCAAGTCTAAAATCTTCTCGGCGAGGTACTGTCGAGTCTTACGCAGGTTGTCCAGCGGCACTTGGATCATTATCGCGCCACGGTTCTGCTTGGCCTGAATAGCAACGCCCGATACCTCGGCACTGTCGGTGCCCAACATCGAATCGTTGATACCACTAATAGCTTTAATATTTAGCGCCGCTTTCTGGCTGATACGATCCAGACCAGTAGGGATCTGGTTTGGCTGTATCTTCACGGGCGGTGTAGAGCCACGGTTGTACTCAAGTACCAGACCGGTCTCAGCGCCGTGCTCTTCCAAGTCATCGGCTGACATACCCACCAGCGATCCGCTTTCTACCATCCAGCCACTATTAGCTGTGGTATTAACGATATGCAGCTCTTGGCTGGCTATTTTGTTTAGCTGTTCCTGCGGCGAAAGGAGGTTACGCACCATACCGAAAGGTCTACCGCGCCTAAAATAAGCAAAGTAAGGCACAATGGTAAAATCGTTATAAGGAGACCAGTCGTCATGAAGTACTATTTTGTCGCATGTCACTGTCCATCGGACTTTTCGTTTAACTTTTCGGATTAGGTTTAAGCTGTACTGCTTGGCAAACTTCTTGGCCTTTGCCTCGGACCATGGTTCTGGTACATCTCTCGTGTCGCCTGTTTCAGGGTCCACGAAGCACATCACACGGGTCATTCGTTTGTGCTGTCTTTCGATGACCCGAAGCGCCCGCACGTTGCGATATTCATCGTCGCCGGGAATACCAGCCCCTAGATAATCGTCAGTACTATCGAGATCGCCATAGCGATTCTCCTCGTACTCAATTGAATCCCGCCCGTAGCCGTTACCGTTCTCGGCGATGAAACGCAGCTCTTCCGCTTTCTTCTTACCGTAGAGTTCTTCGATCTCATCCAGCGTCATCCACTTCGTTTCGAAGACTTCGTTCCACGTCTTGGGGTCAGACTCTTTGGCGTCGGGATCAATAAGAATGTCGAGCGGATCTTTGGCGGTGATGCGGATCTCACCTTCGACGTGGTCGCTGAAATCAATACGAACGTCGAAGTAGCCGCGCCCGTCTAGGATCAAACCGTCGCTGAAGACCTGCTGCTCAACCCAGTCGAGCTTGTTGTTGTCAGCGATCTGCATGTACAACTTTGTCAGCGTGTGCGCGACCGCTTCGTCGCCGCCACGGCGCGGTTTGAACTGCACATCTGCACGCCGCGTGGACTGTTCGCCAAGCACCGTGTTTACAGTCGGCAGCACCGTATTAATAGTCAAAGCGGGCCGACCCTCTGCATCTAGTGCAGCTACATCCGACTCATCCCACTGGTCCCCGCGATAGAAGGCATCGCACTTCTTAGCCATCTCAACGTATTCAAGGTGGCCGTTATCACGGGCGCGAACGTAACGATCCCACTGTTTAGACGAGACCTCCTGCTGTTCGGCGGGTGTCATCTTCTCCACAGCTTTATAGGTAGCCATATCAAGCACTCATCGCGGATCGTGACCTAGTCGCAGATCCTTTCACTAAGTAGTCAAGCCGGTCTCTCCAAGATGGCTCTCTAATTACTGGCGCGGTAAAGACCGCAAATTCCGTCATCATGAGACCGAGCCATGCCAACGCATCAACCTGATCGTCATGCACCCCGTTGGGGAAACGCAGCAACTCTGCAACCAACGGCCCGGTAAATATCTCATTGCGCGGAAAGTGCACCATGCCCTGCTGCATACGTCCTTGGATGGCTCTGGCCCGCGCCTCCTTATCCCGCCTACCTGTTTTCAGATCTTTGAAATACGCTTCATATAAACCGCGCTCTCTGACCCGCTTCTCTAGGAACGGCCCTAGCGCCATCTCAATGTGACCCTTCTCAATACCCACAATGGACGGACGCCACAGCTCGTACATGTCGAGAATCTGCTCGACCAACTCAAAGCCGTCGAACCGCCCTCTCACTACATCTACAACATATATATGTTCCATCTCATCGATGCCGACCACCATGCCAACCGAGTAGTCGTTACGATCCTTCTTACCAATCGCCAAGTCCCACGCGCAGTAGAACTTCATCCGATCCAAATCTATGTCGTCTGAGTCGTAGTACTGGATCATGCTTCGTGAGAAGTAATCACCATCGTCTGCAACCGGGTTCTGCTGGTACAGCGCCGACCAATCTCTTGGGCCAACTGCGCGCTGAATACGCTGCAGCGCCTCTACGTCATACCGCTCTGGGTGTAGTGCATCTCCAGTGGTGCGGAACTCTTCGTCTTCTTCGGCAATTGCGGGGTACTTAACAACGGTCCACTCATCACCACCTTCGGAACCCGCTCGAAGGAGCTTTCCAGCAAGATCGTCATCATGCCAGCGAGTGAGAATGACAAGTACGCCACCACCAGGAGCGAGACGCGTATAAGCAGTCGACGTGTACCAGTCCCAGTTAGCTTCGCGATTATTCTGGCTTTCAGCATCTTCACGGTTCTTTACTGGATCGTCGATGACGAGAACATGAGCTCCCTTACCAGTAATACCGCCGCCAACACCAGCAGCAACATACCCGCCGCCACCGGTAGTAAGCCACGCTTCCGCGCTTTGCGAATCTGGATCAAGGCGCGTCTTAAACGCTGTTTTATAGGAAGGATCACGTAGTAGCGAACGGACCTTACGACTGAAGCCCATCGCAAGCGAACCTGAGTACGAGCAAGAAATAAATTCGTGGTCAGGGTGTCGACCCAGATGCCAAGCCGGGAACGCAATCGACGCAAGCGTACTCTTGCCGTGTCGAGGCGGCATAAAGAGCATAAGTCTTGGACTTTTCTTTTCAGCCACGTCGCGACTGAACTGCTCCAGCCGACGACAGATGTCTTTATGGACCCAGCCAGCGCTGTAATCGGGGTTAAAGCGTTCGACAAACGGGAGCAGACGCTTTCTAGTAAGGATGCGTAGCGCCAGTTCTGCTTTAGCTTTATCTTCAAGGCTCATCTCCTCCTTGGGCGGCTCTTCTTCCTCTTTCTCTTTCGCAGCAGGAAGAGCCTCTTGCTGCTTAGCTACGCAATACACACAGTCGTTACTTTCAGAGCTTGCGAACAGCGTCTCAGGCTGAAACGTTCTGCAGACGCTGCATTCTCGTTTTTCAACCTCCAACGACAGGCTCCAAGTAGTGCTCGTCTTTTCCCACCAGCTTTATCAGCTCTTCGTCCGACAGCCGCTCCAGCTGCTTAGCCGATGCATTTATCTGCACGTTGACCTGCGTCTGCGGCTCGTTCTGCACCAGCCCATGCAACTTGACGAGACTGTCCGTCGTATTCTTCATCTCGGTCGCGGTAGCAGATGCGGAGTACGCCTCCATATACATAGAGTGTGCGTTAGCCACCGTGAAATTGACCTTCTCTCGCGCCTGCTCACGAAAGTACTCTAGCGCCCGCTTACATTCGGGCCGTGCCATCGCGTCATAAACTTTGTTGCTATGCGAGTAACCCGCTGCTCTTCCAGCAGCTGCAATCGACATACCTGATGCAACGAGCATGACTAACTTCTCTTGCTGCACCGTCAAGGAATTTAAGTCCAAGCCCATATAAGGTAGGTGGGACTGGAACTCAGAATGCGTTAACTCCGCAGGATCACTAATGGAGTCGATAGCCTGATCCTGCGCCAACTGCTTTAAGCTCATATTTGATGTCGTCATCCAACCAAATAAACATAGGTGCGCGCTCACCGAGACCCTCTATATTCAAAGCCTCTAAGAACGCGCCAAACGAAAGTCCCGAACCCGAGCTTTCCAATATGTCTTGCACACTTATCGCGTCGTAGACCAAAACTTGTCGTCCCGAATCGCGAAGTCCAATTCCGATGACAGCTTCAGCCAGACCCTCTATTGCGTATGCTTCTGTCTGGTAATCGGACATGCCTCTAATATTACCTGCGCTAATACTTAATCACAAGAGTGATCATGGATAGTCTTGACCCACCACCAAAACATATCTGTGGATAATGTATGTCGCATGATGTTGATTCTGTAGGCAACTAAGCGAACATTCTCTCGCGAATAACCTTGATCATTGTTGATGCGATCAATTGACGCATTGAACTCTTTGACTCCTGACCCATCCAGATGATGTGTCAACGCAACGCCCGATACCGCGCACTTACCCTTCTGTTCGGCCCAAATATCAATTAAGTCTTCAGGAACCAAGTTCCAGAGATGGGTTTTCTTACGCGTGGATTTAAGCTTCGTGTGCAGGTTTCTTATATATGCCTCATGCGACTGCTGCATAGCCATGTGGCGTTTACGCTGCTTATGCTTTATGCGGCATGGTTCACATTGCATGCGCCATTTTCCGCTTGGGTATTGTTCGAACTCACTGACTGGTAGCTCTTCATTACAGAGCGTACACAACTGTTTATCCACAAACGGCCCCCCAGCGCTTGCAGTACAAGATAGGGCTGCAAAAAATTTTTGCTAGAAAAAAATTTGAAAAAATTTATCTAAATCACTCACTCATTGTCTCCCCTGCCCGTGCACAACCAACCCCAAACCCCGGATCGCGGTACATGAACCTTGTCTCATGACGCATGCATCGAACCTTGTCTGGCAGTAACCCTCCTCCTTCGTCGTCGTGGGTCGGTCTGTTTTGTGAGCAATGACGCTCGATTGATAGGAGTTACAACATGTTCAAACTCATCACTTTCGTAATTGACATCTACGTTGCCATCGAACGTTTCCTCGCCAACCTCATCTTCGTTCCAGTCCTACGTGCCATCAAGCGTCGTCGCTGGGTGCATGAAGCACAGCACGGCAACTGGGATCTCGCCATGGAGATGCTCCGTGAGCTCAACGCAGAACTCGACGCCGAACAACGTCGCTCTTACCGATAAGGAGACTTGCCATGATACCGACTCAACTCGACCTGCAACTGGACCATGAACCATGCATCCCTGTGCATGAACCAGAGATCGTGGAGCATGATGCATGCGACATGGTGCCTGTAGACGTGCTCCTGTCACGGCGGCAGTTCCTCACGCTGGACGTGTTCAAGGACGCCGACTAGGCCTGTACCACTTGTACCAGCTCTGTACCAGCTCTGTACCACTTCTGGCACAGCTGTAACCTGTTGTTTTAATTGCTTTTTCACACATTTGTACCACTTGTACCACTTGTACCACCTTTTTTGGGTTCACACATAACCCGATTTTCAAAAACACGTTTTATCTACGAGTAAAACTCACTTTTGCTGGTACAAGTGGTACACAGTTGTTTTTATTAACTTTTTTGTCTTTTTTACTGGTACATTGCTGGTACATGCTGGTACATGCTGGTACATGCAGTTATTTGTAGCGATCTTCGTCGATCTCCACAGCCATTTTTGCCCTTTTTACCCATTTTTTACCTGTATCGATGTACACCACTGTATATCGATCCATGAATCACGAGGCATTTCTCATGGACCATGATTTCAAACCCGGCTACCAAGCCCACACTCGCAAGCTTCGTAAGTGGTACGCATGTCCACACGAAGACCCAACTAGCACCACTTTCATTGTCTGCCACTACATCGGTGATCCTGACACGGACTACATCGATTACGAGGACGAGAACTCATGGTTGCCAAAAGAGTTCGCTACCCGAGAAGAAGCTGAGGCATTTGCCAAGCATCTCAACCTGAAGCCCATCCCTGAAACACACACCTACATGGAATGGAGGGACTAAGCATGTCCGACTTTCACCGCATCATCATCGCCGGATCTCGCGACTTTCTCGACTACGATCTGCTCAAGCGCACCTGTGATGAGTGCCTGTCACGAACCAAGAAGCCAATTGAAATTGTCTCTGGTAATGCCAGAGGCGCAGATCGTTTAGGCGAGAAGTACGCCAGAGATCACGGCTACGCACTCACTCTGTTCCCTGCTCAGTGGAACACCTACGGCAAGAGCGCTGGTTATAAGCGCAACGTCAAAATGGCGGAGTACGCAGACGCTCTTATTGCGTTCTCTCACAACAAATCACGCGGCACTGCTCACATGATTCAGCAGGCCAGCAAATACAACCTGATCACACGCGTGGTCAACGTTTAAGGAGGCATGAACCATGTCAATGAACCAACTTCGCACGGATGTGCGTTTGTTTTTCCGCTATGGGCTCAAGTTCTGGTGGATCGACGCCAAGTACACCGTCATGACCCCTGTTATCAGGGCTCTTCGGTGGACCAAGAACCGTATGCGCGTATGGGTAGCACGTCACATGTGGTGGCTACTGCCTTTGTCGCTTCTTGTCGACTTTCTGTTTATGGAGATGTGAACCATGTGCCATGAACCAGACGACGATCAACCGTTCGTGTACCACACAGAACACGACGGCGACATCGTATTCGAAGACACAACGACTGCTCGTTCCTCGCAGCCGGTCGTTACCAGTGAGCATGCAGGAGACTTTACTAGGACATAGTTTCTTGCATTGCATTATTAGCAGTACTAATCTCAAACCAGAAAGGAGTTCTTATGAACATGAAAGAATCATTCATCCCCGGTGCGTTGACCCGTCTCTGCCAAGGCAAGAGCAACACCTTCTACACCAACCTTGCCAACTACATTGCTGGGTTTACCGACGCCGATACGCCCATCGACGTAGCGTTTGCCAAAGCCGCCTTCGAGTGCAACGGCGACCGCGAGTCAGCTCCGTTCCCCACATTTGCTGTCCTTGGTTTCTTCCAGAACATCATGGACCGCATCATGTGGAACGCTCGCAAGCTGGACATTGCATTCCAACGCGCGGCGCAACAGGAAGCGGAGTCCGGCGGCATCTACGGCGTTGACCTTGCTCAGTCCGCTATGGACGAGGTCGGTGTACACGACGTACCTGCCGAGCGCATCAAGGAAGCTGTCCAGTCTGACTACGAGCTGTTGTTCCAGACACAGACTCTGATCATGGCTGAGCTGGGCATCGACGGCGAAGCATTCGACATTGACCTGCTGTTCTTCAACCCGTCTGTGCTCGACGAGACAACTGGTGAGTGGCTCAAGCCTACGCCAGCGTTTACATACGACGAAGCCATGCAGGTCATGCAGAACACAGTCGACGAGCTCAAAGCCAAGGACAACTCGACCAAGCTCGCTGGCTTCATGGCTAACCGCGCCAAGATGCTCGACGCGCGACTGGCCGCTTAATCAACCATGAGGTTTCGCCAGACACCTCGCTGTCCCGCTGGCTGTGACCGGCGGGAAAGATCTGGCACCAACTACACAGGAGGAACCAGTGCAGTTCAGCTGGTGAGCCATGCAACAGGCGGCATGGCAATAACTACAGGAGTATCACAGCGCTCCAGCCTGACCAATTCACTCCACCCCGGTGCCACTAGTTGGCATCGGGGTTTTTTTTATTTCACACCCGAGAACCCGGCGACACCGGGGGCCGGGGGAGCCTGGGGCCATAGCGTGCTGGGCAACTAACTACAGGAGGAGATCCTGCCAAACGTAAAGAACTGCTCGCGTTTGGATGCCAACTGGTCGGCAACGTCCCAGTGGATCGAAATCGTTGCACCTAATTCTGAACCACGAGGCATGAAGCATGGCACTGACACTGCAAGCAAAAAACATTCAAAGCTTCCTTAACTGGGTAGAGAACTGCCCATTTGATTACGCCATCTCATCGATGCAGGGCGGCTTTATCCACGTCAAGTTTTTTATTCGGGAAACGGAGGGCATTGATGAATGACCCATTACAGAGTCTACGTGAAAGAAACCAACCTAGTCGTTTACTACGTGGAGGCTGATAGCCCTGAAGAAGCCGAAGAAATTTACTGGGACGACTTCAGCTACAAGCACCTCAACTGCGACGAGTACGAAGTAATCGAAGTGGAGGAGCAATGAACTACTACCGATTTCACGGCCAGTTTATTACTGACAAGTTTATAGATGTCATTGCCGACAACTACGACGAAGCTTTCCGTATTGCCGACAAACATATGCATGAGATTGTAGGCGATCTGTTAATAACAGACAGGGGGTTAGATTTTTACGACCCAGATATCACTGTTACTAACGTCGAAGACAACAAAGAACCCAGCACTGAATGGCCTATAGAGATCGTAGCCGATTGGGCTTTTACTTCAGAGGACTATCCACCATGAACATTAAAACCAACGACGGTAACGTCGTCACACTCGGCAGCAACCCACCTGCTGTACTCAAACTAACCCGCACCATGCTTGAGAAACACATTATTGATGCCAACGCATCAGTACGTGCCTTCGCCAAGCTGCTTGGTATCGACTACGACACCATGAAGCCGGGGGAAAAGCGTGCGGTAAACGCTGAGTTTGTCGAGGGTGACGCAACGCAGCTTATGTTCTACCGCACACGTAACCGTGGCGACAAACGTTTCAGCATCAGCGGCATCAAATCATTCGCTGGTATCGGTGACACAGTCGCCATCACGTACCGCGTAACCCAAACCGGCGACATCGTGCTGGTTATCAACGTCACCGAAAACCAAGAATTCACACCTTTATTACAGGAGCATGGTTATGCCTAGAGAAGAAAACGAAGGATTTGTAATCGAATTCACCCCCGATGAAGAGTTTATAAACCTCATGAAAGAAACGCAGGCGGGTCTTGTAGCAGTAAGAGACGACCTACAACTGGCACTTGATGCACTCAACGACGCTAAAGAAGCAAACGTAGAGTTGCAGGAAGCCGCGAACAAAGTGCTCTCTGTCGTACCAAAAACTGACACATGACTGTTGCCGAACGCATTCTCGACACAAGGTTGTATCGAAGCGGCGAAGAATTTGATGCATGGACTATTGCAACGCGTCTAGGTCTGCCAATAAACAAAGTGCGGCACACATGCGACACGTTGTCTCAGTCAGGAAACTTAGTAAAGAAACTGCGAGAAGGAAAAGCCGCTGTCTACTACAGACCCTGCCACAACAAATGGCTTGGTAAACCATGGGTCACGTACCACCCACCATGTCCCACGCCTGACGAACTAACACCAAGTACCGCATTAATTTACGGGAGACCTATATGACTAACAACCTCAACCATGACCCATGGACCAAGCTAACTGATATGGCAGCAGCTCACGTTGAATCGTGCGTCCGTGCAGAGAACCGACCAGTTATCCAAAAACTAATCATAGAGCTGTGTACTAGCACGGCTAACAAACGCGACATTCTTACCAACTTTCTATGCACCCCACCAATCAAAACCAAGGAGTGACTTATGTTATTAGCGGGACTCATAGCCGCTGCGGGCATGTTGTTTCTGTTGTTCAAGTTCGGTGTCCGCAGGGTCATTAACTACGACATCTATGTCGATTTGTTCGTCACTGTGCTGCTTATGTTCCTGCTCGCAGGCACGTTCAGCGGCATGATGGCAGCACTCACCGCCGGGACTATTGTCAGCGTGCTGTTGTTCTTCATGAAACGAACCATGCGCCATGAATCATACGGCATGATCAAGACCGACAAGTTTCCCTACCGCAAGCTCGGCTGGCGCACTCACGATCCGAAAGGAGTGGCGTCATGAGCAGTGAAGCGCAGGCCATCTTAAATCACCTCGATGAAGCCTACGAAAAGCTAGATGAGCTAGCCGCAGACTACCCCGAGCAAGGCAGCGCTTTGTGTCTTATGTCCGACTCCATAGACGTAATGCGTTACCACATCAAATTACTTTTTGGAGTGGCGTCATGAACGAACGCAAACACATTTGGCAATGCCAGCAGTTATCCAGTGACGGCAAATGGAGAAACATGTTGCTGAAACCTAGCCCCAAGAAAACTGCAATGGACAAAGAAATGTGGCTGATCAGACACCACAAAATGACCAGCCATACACGCGTTGTAGATGTAACAAAGGAAACAGCGTCATGAACAACCACACAAAACCCCAGCTAATTAACGGCACTTGGCACGTTAGAGCTTGGGACAACGAAGGTAACGAATACACGTCTTTTAGCGACGACAATAAAACCGAAAGCGAAGCCATAGAAGACGCGTTATTTGGCCTGCGAGAAGTAGCAATAGAAAACAAGCTAATGGAGATGGAAGGATGACGAATGACATTGCCACAAAACCGCAATGGACATGGATGTGCTGGCCTACCTTGGATATCTGTTTTGACATTCATGCAGATACCGAAGAAGAAGCCATGGAAAAGCTACGCCATCTTACCGAAAACATTGTTTTGGACTGTGTAGAAAAACTCCGAGATATCGGGGGCAAAGACGGCAACGCTGATTTCAACTTTTGGACTGATTGTGATCCTTACACCGGAGATAACGATGACAACTGACATCACCAAACTCCTACTCCAACAAATCAAAGACCACACGGAGGCATATGCCATGTTACTTGATACTGCCGAGGGTCGCATGCCGTGCTCAATCACGGACGACCCAAGTAATGACTACTCACACTGGCACGACAGGACGGGGCCGTATGCGGAGCATGAAGAGGAAGACTGCTTCGACGCTTACCGCGAGCAACGCGATCGTGCCGGACCACCCGAACCTGACCCTAATGAACCCAACGACTACAAAAGCAAGTCCCATGGATACTGATATCCCAGAATACGCGTGGGCGCTGATATTAGTCGGGCTATTTTCTTTCATCACACAACTGTGGGAGCGAGGAGTTTTATGAAAAAGAACCAAGCAAACCGCCGACGTGCTGCACTCGAACGGCTGCGTAACGCTAGCTTTACCAGGAAAGGTAAGCGTACCGAAAAAGAGTGGAAGGAACGCGTCGAGCAGGAGATCAAGACGCTGCAGGAGCGGACCGTATGAATACCTACGAAATCAAAATAGCAGAAACCAACGTGTGGATAATCAAAGTTGAAGCCGACTGCGCGCTTACAGCTAGAAACGCAGCTGAAGAACAGATTATAGAGGATCAGCATATGGGGCAATTTGTTGAACATCACATTGCAATTCAAGAGATTGCCAAATTATGAGCGACCTTTCATACCACATGTGCAAGCAAGACCCAGATGTCGACTACAGCTGGGAAGAATACGACGCGCGCGGCATTTATTTGTGCCGTGTTTGTACTAGATGTGTCAAGGCCAAGCTTGCCATGTACAGGCCTGACGTTTTGCACGACTCAAATTATTGGACTGACGAAGCTGTGGAGGAAGTATGAGTCCTTGCGAATCCTGCGGTGAAACACACCACCCTGAAGACATGCTCTATGTTAACGACAAGATCGAAGACTGGGGCGACGAAACATACTGGTGTCGTTACTGCTTTGAAAACTACACAGACCACCAGTTCATGAAACATGCACCAGACAACATGGGATAGGAAACATGATCAAAACCCGCAGAGAAGCAATTCAATGGTGTCTTACGCACCTGCATCACCATTTGCAGCACACCGCTACAGATTTCAAACCCCCAACGACAATCCAAGTAGACCCTGCTGAGCTCACGCAGATATTAACAGTCTTAACAACCGAGCAATTCTCAAGAGGAGATATGTATGAGCATGACAATTAAACCCAGCCAACTGCCTGCAGAAATTGCAGCATGTGCCACGGCTGATCTTTCCATGATGATCTGGGGTGCGCCGGGCATCGGCAAATCCGAAATGGTGTATCAATACGCCAAGTCACAGAACGCTAAGCTGTACGAAATCCGCGCCAATTTGTTTGACCCGGTCGATGTACGCGGCGGTCTCAAAGTTGTCGAACAAGTAGATGGTTCATACCGCACCCGATACGGCGTGCCTGAAGATTACCCCGATAGTAACTACCCAGGTACTGTTGTTCTCTTCATAGATGATCTGACACACGCACCCAAAGCAACGCAAAACGCATTGCTTCAGTTGCTGTTGATGAAGCGCATCGGTACATACGAGCTACCGACTAACACTATCATTATTGCTGCTGGTAACCGCACATACGACCGCGCTGGTGCTAACGACATGGGTCAAGCGGTTGCAGATCGCTTCGAGCACTACACTGTCGAGCCAAACGTTGACGACTTCTGCGCGTATGCATACAAAACCGGCTGCGACCCATCGATTCCTTCGTTCTTGCGTTACCGACCCAACTTGCTGCATGACGCAGATACGCAAGAAAAAGCGTTTCCAACGCCACGTAGCTGGATGCGACTCAACCGTAAGCTGCCACATCTTGCTGACGAGTTTCACGGCATTGCAGCCAGCATCGGCGACGGCGCAGCTGGTGAGTTCATTGCACATCGGAAGATCTTCCACGAGCTGCCTGACATTGATCAGATTATTCGCAGCCCCGGCAGTGTGCGTGTTCCAACGTCTGCATCTACCTTGTACGCCGTAGCTGGCGCGCTGTCTGCTCGTGCAAACCAGCAGGACATCAAGCCAATCGTTACGTACCTGCGTCGTTTGCCGCCTGAGTATCAGGTTGTCGCAGTCAAAGACATCATCGGCAAAGACCGTTCACTAATCACTGAACCAGCTGTTCAAAGCTGGACTACCGACAACGCATCCATCGTATTCTAAGGAGACCACTATGGGTTCAGTAAGACTTACCAAAGATCGTAAAAACCACATTCATCGCAAAGCTATTCGAGCATTTGAACTAGCCAATCCGCAGCCAACGCTGTCAGCAGAAATCAAAAATCTAATCTGGCAAGGTGCATACGGAGATCCAATTCAAGTTGCTTGTCGTCAATTTGTCGAAGACAACCGTTCTGCATTAAATGATCGTCAGATCAACATTACTCACGTTGAAACTGACAGAGTCAATTACAAATTTAAACTTGACAACAAAGAACGTGGAATAGACTTCCATTGGCCCACAGAAAGAAAGTTGTTTGGCGGGCGGAATGCTTATGTACACAGTCTGCACAATGGCAAACTTGGCGGTAACTCAGATGAAGACAACGCCAAAATCGAAGAAGCAGTTAGAGACAACGCAACGCAGTTTGATCAGCTAACAGACCGCTACAACGAGTTTTACAATCAAACCAAAAAGCTTCTATTGGAATGCAACACACTCAAGCAGCTGCTGGAATCGTGGCCTGCTGCTAAAGAGTTTGTTGATCCTCATGACATTCGTCAGATGCACGAGAAAATCACTCGCAAACAAGCAGCTAGACGACGTATTGACACATCCGGCGTCGACATTGATTCCTTAAACCAAGTAGTACTTACCTCCAAACTGGTGGCATAACATGGAACATTCACCAACCTACAAAGCTGTGACCAGCTCACGGTCGCAGCTTATTCTCAACGAGCCGTTCTTTGGCGTGCTAAGTCTCAAACTAAAAGTTCGCGAACGCGACGACTGCAAGACTGCGTCTACTGATGGCACACATTTAGACTTCAACGCTAAATTTGTGGAGAAGCAAGATGCATCGCAGTTACTGGGACTTATTGCACACGAAGTACTGCACTGCGCTAACAACCACATGACTCGCCGCAACGGACGTGATCCAACTCGCTGGAACATTGCGTGCGACCATGCTATCAACCACATTCTGCTCGACTGCGGCTTTGTATTACCTGACGGTGGATTACATGATCCGCAGTATCGCGACATGTCAGCTGAAGCAATTTACGAATTGCTACCCGAAGATGCAGGTGATCCATGCAAATGGGGCCATGTAACAGATGCAGACAACAGTGCCATTGACGTTGATGCAGGCCAACTTGAAGTTGACTGGAATCTTGCAGTACAACAAGCAGCTGAGATTGCACGACAAGCCGGTAAGTTACCGGGATCAATCGAACGCCTTGTCGACAAGCTAGGCAAAGCTACTATCGACTTCCGCGATCACCTCTGGCCTTTCTTTGCAGCAACAACCAAAAACGACTTCACATGGCGACGCCCCCACCGTGCCTACATCAGCGAAGACGAGTACTTTCCATCAATGCACGACGAGGGACCGGGCACATACGTTGTTGCCATGGACACATCTGGTTCTACTTACAATCAGATTCACAAGTTCTTGTCAGAAATTGTAGCTATTCACAACGATATGCGCCCCGAGCGTATGGTATTTATACAATGCGACACTCAAGTTGACGAAGCGCGCATTGTCGATGTCACAGCAGATGAAGAACTCACACAAAGTATCCTAAACGTAGCCGGTGGCGGCGGCACTTTGTTCCAACCCGTATTTGACTGGGTAACTAACAACTACATAGAGCCAGAAGGTATGGTGTTCTTTACAGATTTACGTCCGTCCGATGAGTTTCCTGACGAGCCCCCCTACCCTGTTATTTGGGTTTCAACCGATGCAAGCGAAGAAGCTCCATGGGGCATTACAACTTATTTGTTGCACTAAAGCATTAGCGGAGCTAATATCAATTTCAATAGGAGATTGATATATGAGCACGACGCCGCCAAGAGATTTCAAAGAATCATTGTTAACAACAATTCAAATAAATCGCCGCCATATAACACCAACTGATTGGCAATGGATCTGTCTAGGCATAGACAGTCAATACCACGGGGGATCAGCTTGGAAACGAGTGCCGCAAGAAGATATGGAGTATTTGCAGCAGCTTGTCAGAGACGGCTGCTCTTTTGCTTACGCCTCGATTTTACAAAGCTGTGCACGCAACAACATTGCATGGATACATTTTTCTGATGAGCACCCATTCATTAGAGGGCTTGTTGTATACAACGATGCCTGGAGCAAGCCCAACCCTTTCTCCGACACCGGAGAAACAAGCAGCAAGTAAAAAAATTGCAGAAGACACAAGAGCATTTTTAGAGCGCGGCGGCACTATCACTCAACTTTCCACGGCTGATAGTGCATGGAACGAAGACGCCGTTGTGTTTATGCCTAACAAGATGCGAGGTAATGCAAGTGAGCAAGATGCTCCTGACTCTTGACTTTGAAACCTACTACGACACCAAACTTTCTCTAACAAAAATCACTACAATGGAGTACGTCCGTGCTCCAAAGTTCAAAGTGTGGGGTGTCGGTCTCCAAGTAAACGACGACGAGCCGTATTGGGTTGGCGAAGATGAAGTCGCCGATGCACTCGCCGAGTTTGACTGGGAAGACGTGAAGTTGCTGTGTCACAACACGCCGTTCGACGGCTTTGTGTTGACACACTATTACGGCTATCGCCCTGCGTACTACTTAGATACTGCAGCTATGTCGCGCGGCTACTGGCCCGGCATGTCTGCATCGCTGCGTGCAACTGCTGAGCGCTGCTTTCCCCACGACAAAACAATGCGTAAAGGTGACGAGCTCATCAACGCAAAAGGCATCGTTGACTTACCCCCTGACATTGAAGAGCAGATCGCCGGATACTGCATACAAGATGTGACGTTGACTTATGCAATATACAAGCAGCTACACGAAACGTTCCCGCAATCCGAGCTTAATTTGATCGACCTCACGACCCGCATGTTTTGCGAACCGACTTTGCGTATCGATAGAGAACGGTTAACCGCGTACCATGAAGCAGAAATCATGGCGAGTGAAACAGCAATTCATGCATCAGGTTACACGCGCGATGTATTGGCCTCAAATCAAAAGTTTACTGCAGCATTGTTGGCGGACCATAACATTAGCGTGCCAACAAAAATCAGCCCTACAACAGGACTATCTATACCTGCACTTGGCAAAAACGACGCAGGCTGGAAACAAATGTGTGAAATGTATCCTGACCTACAACACATTTGGGACGGGCGCACTGCCGTAAAGTCACGAATTAATGAGACACGCGCTTCGCGTTTTCTTGCAGCAGCAGACCCAGTTGACCACACATTACCTGCTCCGCTTAGGTATTACGCAGCGCACACGGGCCGCTTTGGCGGCACAGAAAAACTTAACCTGCAAAACCTGCCGCGTGGCAGTGAGCTGCGGAAGTGTCTCGTCGCTCCGCCGGGGCAGCTGGTATATGTTGCAGACCTTAGCAACATCGAAGCACGCATGCTTGCATGGCTTGCAGGCCAAGACGACCTACTAATGCAGTTTGCACACGGAGACGACATCTACTCAAACTTTGCATCGACTGTTTACAACAAACCCATTAACAAAACAGACCATCCAACTGAGAGATTCGTTGGAAAAACTGCAATTCTCGGTCTTGGTTACGGTATGGGCGCTAAAAAATTCCAAAACACACTAGCAGCTGGAGCAGCTGGTCCGTCACTAGAATTTACAGACGCTGAGTCTGCATCTGTTGTCACAAAATACAGGCAGTCATACCCTAAAATTCCATTGCTATGGCGACGCCTTGAGAACTTCTTAATGATGTCGTTGCAACGCAACCAACCACCGCTGCCATTTCGTGTGCTGTCATTTGAAAACGGTAACATCCAGCTGCCTAACAAAATGTGGCTTAAATATCAAGATTTAACGCTACAAGACGGACAGTTGGTTTATACAGGACGTAACGGCAAAGAAAAAACATATGGCGGGCGACTTGCGGAGAACGTCGTGCAGGCGCTATCAAGAATTGTCATTACAGACGCCATGTTACGCCTTGAACAACAGCTACCAGACGCCGCAATTGCACTAACTGTTCACGATGAGATAGTTTTGGTTGCTTCGGACAAGGCTCCTGATGGTACAATGTCACAGGTAATCAACACTCTTTGCACCCCTCCATCTTGGGCTTCTGACCTGCCTTTAGATGCAGAAGGTGGTTACGCTAAAAACTACAGCAAGTAGTATATGTCGCGACTGGTATTGACACAGAAAACTAACGATAAAATCACTCTGCAAAAGAATGATGAAGAGATCGCTGTCATTTCAGTTGGGAAAATTGACCGTAACCAAGTGCGTTTAACATTTGAAGCTGACCCTACTGTACGGATCATGCGCCAACCCAAACAGAAAAAAAGTGGCTAATCGTATTAGCCCAGGTAATATTTAGGAGACTACCTGCATGAAGCTTACGTTTTTGGAGGCATCAAATGGTCTCCGATTGAGTAAACACTTCACTTCAGAAAACAAGTTTCGACCATACCCACACGTTAAAAACTTTAACAGCTATGAAGTAAATGCAACATGCATCGGAGACATGCATCAGGCAATTGTGCATCATGCAGCACAAGGCAATTGTCTTCTTAAAGGCAACTTGCGAAAGCAGCTACAAGACGAAAGCCGGGCAGGCGCAACGGATCGCGCTGGACTGACGCAGTTTTTAGCGCTCGACTTCGATGGCATTGCGTTATCAACACTCGACGCACTTTCGTTTCGAGACATTGATGCAGATAAACTAGAAGCAATGGCAGAACAGCTGATTGCGCTGCTACCTACTGAGCTGCAACACATCAGTTACATAGCACAAGCTTCATCTAGCATTGGCTTGAAAAACAATACGGTCAGCATGCACATATTTATGATGCTATCTGTGCCAATGCCACCTAAGACACTCAAACTGTGGCTACAGCAGGTCAACTATACTCAGCAAGTATTTGCAGACCAGATTGGACTGTCTGCAAACGGCCAGTCATTAAAGTATGGCTTAGACACATCAGTAGCAGATAACAGCAAAATTCTTTTTATCGCCCCGCCTACTTTCGACAAACCAGAAGTAGACCCGTTTACTTCTCCTGACAACCGCATTGTTCTAGTCAAAAAAAGTCATGACGCATTTGATCTGGGCAGGATGGCACATCTTAGCGCACAAGCCATGCATGACAGATCGCAAAAGTTTAAAAACGAACTGCGTCAAAAAGCTGGACTGTCAAAGAAGGAAGAAAAGATAAAGGTCATGCAAGTTGGTGACCAATCAGAAGAAGTGCTGCTTAACCCAGACAAGATGTCTATCAGCATTGCAGATATTTCTACTGCTCCATACATACGCTGCAACATTAACGGCGGCGATAGCAACGCTTACTGGTTCAATCTTAATAACCCCGTCTACATGTATAACTTTAAGGGCGAACCAATCTTTTTGATTGAAAAAGCTGACTCCGATTTCTATCAGTCAATCTTTGATGTGTTCGAAGAAGAAATGAAGAAAGAAGGCCGCCCAGAATACCCGGTAGTCTTTCGCGACTTTAACACTGACGTATATTGGAACGGCATTTTTGATCCAAATCTAAACGAATTTACAGAACTCAAACCTACCTCTATGAGTTCTATTGAAGGCTTCATGCGGACACATGGACGCCCTACTCCAGACTTCGTGCCTGACGCAAACATGGCTTTTGACCCAACGCACGACGGACCAAGTGTTGATCTAACGTCATTGCCGTATCGCATCAACACGTTCCGCCGAACCATGTATATGCTCAACGCAATTGCACCAGAAGAACCATTGAGCATTGGTTATGCATGCAAAATACAAGAGCGATGTCCGACTATTTACACGTTGCTTAAACATATACTAGGAGACGGTAACCAAGAGATAGAGCGATTTGTAAACTGGCTTGCTTACATTTATCAAACCAAAAAGAAAGCCAAAACAGCATGGGTACTCAGCGGCGTACCCGGCACAGGTAAAGGTGTCTTTGCGTACTCTGTACTGCGCCCGCTGTTCAGCGAAGACCAAGCGCCTGTTAAAACACTTGAAAATCTTGAAGAGCAGTTCAACTCGTACTTACAAACAGCTTTGCTGTGCGTAGTTGATGAGTTTCACATGGCAAGCAGCGCTGCTATGCAAAAAGTTGCAAACAAACTCAAAAACCAAATTACTGAGCCCAGCGTCACAATCCGAAAGATGAGAAGCAATCAAGTTGAAGTGCCTAACTACACAAGTTTCATCTTCTTAACAAACCATGTCGATGCAATACGTATTGAGCCGGGAGACAGGCGCTACAATATTGCACCGCGTCAAGAGAAAAAGCTAGTTGAGGCGCATCCCGAGCTAGTTGCAACAATGGACAAGCTGATACCACGCGAGCTACTGCACTTTGCAGGCGCGCTATCCACATTCAAATATGACGAGACGCTTGTCCGCATGCCTATCGACAACGACGCAAAAACAATGATGAAAACTGCATCACTGTCCGTTTTCGAAGAGTACTGCGACGCTATACGCGACGGCAACATAGAATACTTTTCTGAAGTACTCGACATCAATGTAACTGATGTGATGAACAGCGGCGCTATTGATGCAGCGCAACGTCACATAAAGCTGTGGATATCTAACGCGCACCAGAACCTGCCATCTCTTATACCCATTGATCACTTTAGAAATGTGTTTAACGTATACGCTGACGCAAAATTATCATTACACGAGTTCAGAAAACGCCTACAAAGAAACAACATTGTTTTTGTACGTAAACGCCCTACAGGCTCTGATCCTACAAAAAGTGCGATCCGTGGAGTTGAAGTTCAGTGGCAAGCTGACGACTTAAAAATACAAAGCCTGATTAACACATACTTTAAAGAGCAAGATGTTGCACTCTTGCATGCTCAGCAAAATTAGCTACACTAATGCCTGCAAAAATTACTGGTGACAATATGACTGTTGCTCTTACGCAAGACGCTCGACCAGATGCAGATAAGCTCTTTACTGACAAAGCTCCACTCGGCCCGGTAACTGCGTGGTCTTATTCTGCTCTCAAAGTATTTGAAGAATGTCCTTACCGAACATTTTTATCTCGCGTTAAACGCATACCAGAACCATCAAGTCCTGCTGCAGATCGCGGCTCACAAATACACCAAGAAGCTGAGGACTACGTTAATGGCACACTAGGTGAATTCCCCGAGTCGCTTAAAAAATTCAAAGCTGAGTTTGAAGAGCTACGAGAGTTATTTGCAGAAGCAAAAGTCGAGCTCGAAGGCGAATGGGCATTTACCGAAGAGTGGCAACCATGTGGTTGGGTTGAAAACCGCACATGGGCGCGCATCAAACTTGACGCGTTAGTGCACGAATCAGATACCAGCGCACGCGTTATCGATTACAAAACCGGTAAAAAATTTGGTAACGAAATCGGCCATTCACAACAAGCGCTGCTCTACGCCATTGCATCATTCATACGGTATTCGAACTTAGAGTATGTGCAGACCGAGCTGTGGTATCTCGACCACGCTGAAACAACTAAACAATCGTACACCCGAGCTGAAGCCATGGCCTTCTTTCCTGGGTTTCATGCTCGCGCTACACGTATGACAAGTGAGTTTAACTTTGAACCGAACCCATCTAAATCAGCATGCAGATGGTGTTCGTACAGACAAGGTGACGATCCCGCATGCCAATGGGGTGTCGAATAGCCTGACCAACTCCTCTGCTCATGGGGGAGAACTCCTAAAAGTATTTGACCCTGCTTCGGCGGGGTCTTTTTTTATGTGAGGCCGTTATATGAAACAGCTTATCCAAACGCTGCAATATTTTGCAGCTGCAACAGCAATCTTCATTATTTTTTATCTTAGCTACATCTTGATTGCTGGAATGTATGCCTTTGTTTTTCCGTTATTTTTCTTATTAGCAATCGGCACAATCATCTTTGCAAAACACAACAAGGGGGACCAATGATCTGGCTATCAAGGCTTCTTACAGCTCTTGAAATTATTTTTCTTATCAAAGCTATCACACAAGCACGGAGAGAACGGCAATGCCCGCAGGATTGCTCGACGCAGACGGATGTATCTCAAGATGTTTCTTCATCCGAGACGACGGAACTACCGTCGAATACAAATTAAAAACAGATCCGCCAGAAGCAGTTTTTTGGTCTACCTACAAGCTTAAACCTGCACACGTAAAAATCGTAGGCAAATACGACCGACAAACAAAAAACGCATTAGCTAGAGAAATATGTAATGACATTACTAATCGCGAACACACCCAACCCAAACCGTCGACTCAGGACAAAATACTTAAAAAGCGTCAAACCGCCCGCAGCCAATATGCTGAAATCGGGACGGAATAACAAAAAACTAGGCGCACGTATTACTAAAGGCAGCTGGAAAGGAATGCCGCTGTACTCATTGTCGCTCGAAGAACGTAACAGTTGCCCCGACTACTGTGAACAATGGGACAACTGTTACGGTAACAACATGCCGTTTGCAATTCGTTACGATCATACACACCCTGAGTTTCTACCCCTACTTCGCAAGCAGCTTGAAACATTATCCATGCAGCATGAAGCAGGTTTCGTGATCCGGCTGCATGTGCTTGGCGACTTCTACTGCAAAGAATACGTTGCGTGGTGGCGATGCATGCTCAACCACATATCCAACTTACATATCTATGGCTATACCCACCATCGAAATTTTTCAGATATTGGGTATGCCATTGTCAAAATGAACAACAAATATAAGGAGAGATGCCGTGTTCGCTTTTCGGACGATACTGCTACTTTGTTTAGCACATCATGTGTTAAGGGCAGACCAGAAGACTGGCACTTTGGTCGTACCAAACTAGTCTGCCCTGAACAAATTGGCCGAGTTCCCAGTTGTGCAGCATGCACAATTTGCTGGGAATCACAGGATAAAAATGTTGTATTTTTTGAGCACTAGTATTAGCATGGCTAATACTACTGCAGTCAGGAGGACATATGCGGATAAAAGTCGAGATACATCTCGATGCCTATGAATGGGATGGCCGCACCCTCCAAATACAACTTCTTGCACCTGAATACGACGAAGGCGAAGACCCTGACCCTGAAGAAATAGTAATTGAAGAAGCTCAAAAGAAACTAAAAGTAATTGGAAAAAGCTAATAAATATGAGAAATGAAAAATGCAAAAGCCGTTTGAACACCAAGCAACAACAACCCAATTCATTATCAATAACCCCAGAGTACTCATCACAAGCGATCCCGGCACAGGCAAAACACGTTCTGTACTCGACGCATACGCCCAACGGCGTAGAGGTAAGCTTCTCGTTCTCGCCCCCCTTAGCATCCTCGGTGCCAGCTGGGGAGACGACTGCACTAAGTTCCAACCGAAACTAAAGTATTCCATCGCATACGCCCGCAACCGGGCAGACGCATTCAAAGCCGACGTAGACATCGTGATTACTAATCACGACGCAGTAAAGTGGCTTGTCAAAAACCCGCAAGCCTTAGATGGCTTTGACACCATTTGTATCGACGAATTTACGGCGTTCAAAAACAAAGACAGCCAGCGCAGTAAAGCCATGGCAAAACTAGTAAAGCTGTTTGAGTACCGCATTGCTATGTCTGGCACACCTAATAGCAACACAATTCTCGACGTATGGCACCCTACCCTGCTAGTCGATGACGGCGCTCGTCTCGGACATAGGTTCTACGGTTTCCGTAACGCTGTTTGCACACCGCAATTCAACGGCTTTGCCAACGTATGGGTCGACAAACCCGAAGCACAAGAAATTGTTGCTGCTGCTATTAAAGACATCAACATCCGCTACACCTTGGAAGCCTGCCTTGATATGCCAGAGCAGTCTGTCCATACCATGTATGTGGATCTGCCACCTAAAATACTCAAGCAATACAACACACTTGCTGACGAGTCAGTGCTGTACACAGGCAAAGGCACAATTAATGCAATCCACGCTGGTGCCAAAGTTAAAAAGCTATTGCAACTGTGTACCGGTGCCATTTACGACGACCATGGCACACCTATCACGGTACATGATGACCGCTATAAGCTGGTCTTGGATCTTGTACAAGCACGCGAGCACTCGCTTGTTGCTTTCAACTGGCGACACGAGCGCGAAAAGTTAACCGAGCTGTCAAAACAAGCCGGTATCAAATACGACTTTATCGACGGCAGCACACCTGCCAACAAACGCAAAGACATCGTTGATCACATGCAGTCAGGTCAGCTGCAGGTTGTGTATGCACACCCACAGTCTGCAGGTCACGGTCTTACGTTAACTCGCGCTACATCAGTTATCTGGGCATCACCCACTTACAACGCTGAGCACTATCAGCAGTTCAATCGACGAATCTACCGTGCCGGTCAGACAGCTAAGACCGAAGTGATTCAGATTGCGGCTCGCGACACTTGGGAGCCAGATGTCTACGACAAGTTACAAACCAAACTTGGACGAATGGAAGACTTACTAAACGTACTCAATAAACTTAATGAACTAAGGAAAACAGCATGAACGCCGTAGCAAAATTTGATCCAGTTGAAATTCCAGAAGACATTACAATTGGTCAACTCATTGAACTTAAACGAGAAAATCAAAATCAAATTGATCAAATTAACACTACTCTAAAAGAGGCAAACAAATACAAACAAGAATTAGACAGCCTTCTTATTACTCTGATGAAAAAAGAAGGTCAAACAAAAGCTTCTACAGATCTGATGTCTATAGTCATTACAGAAGAACGACGCCCGCAAGTAACTGACTGGGACACCTTTATCCAACACGCAATCGAAACTAATTCGGTTGGGACATTTTTTCAACGCCGCTTAAACGTCAAGCCATGCAAAGAAATATGGGACGGCGGCGCTGATATCCCTGGAGTAGATGTGTTTACAGAAGCAAAAGTAAATTTTCGTAGAAAGTAAATAGGAAACCAAAGATGAATGATTTAGCAATTCTTGACGACAAAATCCCTGCTCACCTCAAAGATGTTATGAACGGCATCGGTCGTGGTAATGAGAACGTTGGCAACAACGTCATCATTCCGCAAATCGTACAGGTTCATGCTTCATCTAAGGTAGTACAAGAAGGTGAAGGCGATTGGAAGCCGGGTGATTTTCGCAATATCGTAACCGACGAGCGATTTCCAAAAGGCTTTACCTGCCTCAACATCACGGTGTTTTGTTATTGGACTTGCAAGCCAAAGTATGGCGTGCAAGTCAATGACTACCGTGCATATCACTTCGAAACAGAAGCTGAAGCGCACGAACACCTCGACAATCTTGACGATGCAAACAAGCAGAACTACGAGATATACGAAAACCACGCTCACATGGTGTTGACTATTGATCCCAAGACAAAAGAAGTCGCAGATCAACCAGTCATGTTTCATCTCAACAAAAGCAAAGCCAAAACTTCAAAGCTATGGAATACCAACCTTCGTAACATTGGCGGCGACCGCTTTGCTACAGTCTGGGAAGTCGGTTCTGAGCTAAAGACATCTAAAGCAGGTGGCTCAAGCTACCAGAACATTACTATCAACAAACTGGGTTGGGCCACGAAAGAAGCCTACGAAAAAGCAGGACAAATTTACGACGAGTATGCAAATACTCCATTCGATAAGTAAGTCTGATTGAACGAGCACGGCTTCATAAAAGCCGTGCATCGGCATCTTTCACCCGAAGTGTATCGTTGGAAAATCCACGATACCTATACCGGCGGCGTCCCTGATGCTTTTTATTGTGGACCCGCCGGTTCTTTATGGGTTGAATACAAGTACATAAAGTTGCCTAAACGCAAAACAACGGTTGTCACCTTTGGTTTATCCGAATTGCAGCAAATTTGGTTGACAAAAATGAGTGATTTCCAACAGACTACCATCCTGGCTGTGGGGTGGGAGCAGTCAGCGCAAGTATTCTATGGACCACATGTACATAAATCAGCAACACAAGATGAGCTTGTGCACGACGCCTTGCGGTTTAAAGAGTTAGCAGAGCTAATAACGCGGCATTGCTTATCAGGAGGATAGCAATATGGGAGGTACACTCCCAACAGCAGTACAAAATCTTCGCCGCATATGGGAAGAGCGCAAAAGATCGCTTGAAACTAATCAATCTGAAGCTGCTAAAGCATTAGGTTGGACCCAAGGTGCGTTTAGTCAATATCTTAACAACATTACCGAGCTACACGACGAAGCCGTAGCAAAACTTGCTAATTTCCTTGAAGTTGATCCCCATGAAATTGATCCAGACTACTGCCCCATAGAAGCAGACCGCTTTCGCGTTCCTGTTACTTGGGTGCACGGCACAACTTTACGCACTTGTACAGAAGTCCAATACAGACGCCGCGCCATTGGTTCTGTGTTTGATGAGCAGTATAAAGCTGTATGCGCTATTAGGCTAGAAAAAGATCTTCCACCACTTGGTTACGCAGGCCAACTAATACTTTGCTACGACTTACTCAAGTACCCTAAACCAAAACTCAAATCAAGCATTCGTACTCCACAGTGGTTGGTTATCAAAAAGAAAAATAATAATAATAATAATAAGTTAGAAATCGTTGGGCCAGACGATAAAACGCCTAAAAATCAACTAGATGCAAAACTGCTCCCAATCGTCGCGTATCTTATAAATTAACTTGCATTTGCACTCCATTTTGGTATTGTCTTTACCTATTAGTTGCTCTAATAAACCTACATGAGGTAGCAATGTCAGACGCAGTTCAGCGCCCCCCTCATTACAATACAGGAAGCATCGAATGCATCACTGCAATCGAAGCATCTATGTCTTCTCTTGAATTTCAAGGATATTGCAAAGGGAATTGCATTAAGTATTTGTGGCGTTATCAGTATAAAGGCAAACCTCTTGAAGATTTACAGAAAGCACTGTGGTACTTAGAAAAATTAATAAAAACTCAAGAGGAGGTTAAAGATGGCATTTAAAAACATATGGTCTACACATGAATGGTATGCCTCTGAGCGAGGTATTGTCTGATGGAGCAACTGTTAATTGAAAAGTATGGTCCTTTCATGGACCTGCCAGAAATCGCACAGCTGCTTAAAGTACAAAATGACGCAATCTACAAACAAGCCGCTCGTGGCCAACTAAATTTGCCGTACATTAAACACGGCAAAAAATATTTGTTCCCAACCCCCGAAGTCGCGGCTTACCTTGAATCCAAAGTAATCAACTACCCTCTATAGCAGCCAACACTTCTCCAGGCCTTAACTGCGTATAGCGCTTCAACGTGTCCCACGATTTGTGACCTGAAACTAGCGCTACTTGCTCTATTGACAGCTTTTGCTCAAACAACCGGCTACACGCTTCGTGCCTAAGATCATGAAAACGCAGATCAGGACACCCGGCTAACTGGGCTACGTCTGCAAACTTGTCTGACACAGCACCTGCTGTAGCTACCTGACAGAACACCCTGCCCCGCTGCTTGCTGCACAACCATAGACCATGAAGCAGGGTCCATGTTTCATGGAGCATGGGGATTGTTTCATCGTTGCCCTCTTTCTCGTGAGGATCTTTGCGATCACGTATCGTGAGTGTGCGGTTCTCAAAGTCCACGTCCTCCCACGTCTGCCGATGTATCTCCCCAAGACGCATAGCGTTATGCACAGCAATAACAATGAAGTGCGAAATCCAGTGCCCTTTTGACGCTTCCATGAGTTTTTCGTACTCACCAGAGGCGAGCCTACGTGCACGCTTGCGACTCGGACCCACCAACTTCATCTTCGCAAGCGCGTAGCGCGCGTCTCTCACAGGGTTTGTTTCAAATGGCATGCCCCATGAGATACGAGCAAACTCGACGAGCTCCGCCATATACTGCAGCTGAGTATTAAGCGTGCTTCGTGCTACACCTTTCCTGTCGTCTGTGCCAAGCCTACGCTGCCGACCATAGTCCAACACTTTCTCAATCGTAATTTCATGCAGCTTGTAGTGCCCGATGTCGCGTTGCGTCAAACGGTAAGTAGCAATCTTAGATTCGCAAAAGTTGTTGAGCGGGTGGACTTCTTCGATGTAGCGATCAATCAGGTCGCCAAACGTCGTTTTCTTTTGAGATTGTCGCTTGCGTGCCAGCAAAGCGCCGGACTCAATATCTGCTTCCGTCCGCTTCGCCCACTGACGAGCCTCGGTCTTAGTATCAAAAGTCTTGCTTACAGCCGGGTATCCAGCCTTTCGGACCTCTACGTAAAAACGCCCGTTACGGTTGCGGATCGATGCCATAGCTTCCTCATGAAGTGCGTCAAAACTGCGTCATTGCATGAGAAAAACGATAACAAGATTTTTTATTTCTGTAAAACAGTCACTTACAAGCGCCATTTTTGATGGAGGCTCGGGTCGGAATCAGATCGTAATCGACTGATTTATCAGCATTTTCTAAGACTTAACAGGTTTTGCTGGACAACATTACAGGGGTTAATTAGACATGCTAGGACATCAACTGCGTCACAAACTGCGTCATTACCAAGTGATTGCGTCAAGCGCGGCTTGAGTTGTTGCAGCGTCTATTTCCCCACGTTTTGTACGAGATTTAACGTGACATGCGTTGACGTGTGCTGCTAGCGCCTGTCCTATTTGCTGCAGCTCCGTAGCATTAAAAGTCTGCACTGAATTGTCTGCTAATGTCCAATCCAGGGTAGTAGTTGAGTCCAGCTGAGCTAACTGGACAGCGCCTTGTATGCGCCGTTGACTTGTTTCATCACACTGAAACGTGTGCGTGCTCCATGTAAAGGTGCCAAATTCTTCTGAGTCGCGAGTGGCTTTAATCTCGGACCATTTAGTTGCTTTTTGATCAGCAAGTAATACTGTCCACTGTTTTGTAGCATAATCAAAAGTATGATCCTTTGACGGTTGTGCCACGGGAAAAACAAGGGCTAAAACCTCAGTGTCAACAAAACAAAACTCGCCAGTTGAGCGTTGATATTGCTCCTCATTAACTTCTATTTTTTGCGCGGCATAAGCCTCCATGCCTTCAGTTAACGGCAAAGTTCTAGCTTGGCGTGCTGTAACTTCGCCATCGTCGTTGTGCAAAATATAATAGATCATTATTTTTTTGCTCCGACGTAAGCTATCTCAATTGACCCAGAGCTAACCAAACTACTTGAGTTATGTTGCTGAAGCCTTACTTCACATTTCATGTATCCATCACCAACATGGCTGGCTGGGAATGATTTTTTTAAGATGCGCGCGTCAAGGCCATAGGCATAAATCCAAATCGTGTCGGTAGAATTAAGCACATAGGAGCCAGTAGCCGTTTTAGTGTAAAACTTAACCACTAGGTCATAAGTAGAAGGGTTTCCTGAAACTTGGTTTACAATCGCATTTATAAACCACACAAAAGACGAATTTTCGGGCATTAATCCAGTTTCAAGCGTATGAGTCGTGTAACTTGAACCAGTATTGACAGGGCCAGTTGTTGAGCTATCAGCAAGTGTTACCGCGTTACCCGCAATCTGCAGCGTGTCTACTGACAAATCACGAATGTATGTGGCTGCGTACTTAGGAGTAAGTTCAGGCGGAGTGCGAGACACGCCTACGTTATAAAAATAAACGTAGTCGCCAGTATTTGACCCAAAACGAATCTCTCCGTATTGAGCAGAAGCAGGTACAGTTACCGCAGCAATTGAAAATTGCCTTGAATTGCCCCCGGCTGTAATACTTTTAGAATCAAAATCGCTGTTTGAAGTAGACACAGCACCTTGTGGGGTAACAAAGCCGGACGTAGTTGTCCCGTCAGAGTTATCATAGTAAGCAACAGCCATCCACAAGCCAGTCAATGTACTTGTTTGTGCATACAAATACAGCGTTTCGCCCGGCACAACAGGAAACCGTTGTTTATTAGATCTTATATAAGACGGAACTTTTGTATTGTTAACTGGATCTCCGCTACCATTGTCGCCGCAACGTATGTACCCTAAGTCCTTTCGAAAAGTGCTTACGGTAGGGTTAGTATTGGGATTATATTCAACAAAGCCGTCTACTAAATAAACGTCTTCAGTCCATGTCGAAGTAGCTGAGTTAAAGGTAAGATCACCACGCCTAAAATTTGCGTTGTAAGCAAGGTTGCCGCCGCTGCTCCCTGTCATACCACCTGCGTCAACAAGCACTGTACCGTCAGGAGCTTTGATTGTGATGCCTTCCATCACAGCAGAATTGGCATGCATCACGCCAAGTGCATCGACAGAGAAGTTACTGACGCGCGTGTTACCAGACACGGTCCATGTACGCGGATCGGTGGTGGGCTTATTTATCTGCCCTACGTTGATTGTGCCGCCAAACAAGTACGGCGCGTCCATGGCAACAGTAGCGGATATGTAGTCAGCAACAACGCTGCCTGCTACAAGATCAAGTACCCGACCCTTATTCATATATGCAGTATCAATATAAACACCGGCAGGAACCGTCTCACCTTGCAACGTAGTAGGGGTAGTCGTCACGATAAAAGGCAAACTATCAGGAGTCGTTACCCAGCCACCCGCATTGTTGTTAGCAGTAACGCTGTAGTAATACGTTTCATCCAAGTCTGACCGATAAATAGTGCGATTCTGATAGTTGCCAGTAGTTGGAAATGAGGTTGCAACCGTAGAGGGTGGTAACAATGCAAACTTATCGGCTTGGATTAAAAATTCGGACGTTGCGTTGCCTGAAGCACTAGACGTATTAGCTAAACCAAAACCAGCAATAGTTCCCGCAGCATCGATTTTTAACGTGTATTGACCTTTTAGTGTTCCATTTAGCGTGACCTGTGTGTCCATAGCCTGCTGCAGAGTAACACTAGATGTACCCCCATCTGGGTCATCGTATCCGCTTGATAGGTTTTCAATCGCGGAGGCTGAAGTCGTCCCATCGGGGTAGACCTCAGTCTTCATCTGATTAAAAATAGTTGAATCAACCTTTGGGTTTCCATTCGCGTCGTAAATAGTAGAGTTAAGACCATCTATAGCAGACGCTGAGCTTGTACCGTCTGGAAACACTTCTGTTTTAAGAAGATCTACAACAGTTGAATCAACCTTTGGGTTTCCATTCGCGTCGTAAATAGTAGAGTTAAGACCATCTATAGCAGACGCTGAGCTTGTACCGTCTGGAAACACTTCTGTTGTTAGTTGATCTACAACTGTTGAGTCGACTTTTGGGTTTCCATTCGCGTCGTAGATAGTAGAGTTAAGACCTGCAATAGCGGACGCTGAACTTGTTCCATCTGGGTACACTTCTGTTGTTAGTTGATCTACAACTGTTGAGTCGACTTTTGGGTTTCCATTCGCGTCGTAAATAGTAGAGTTAAGACCATCTATAGCAGACGCTGAGCTTGTTCCATCTGGAAACACTTCTGTTGTTAGTTGATCTACAACTGTTGAGTCGACTTTTGGGGTTCCATCTGAGTTGTATATAGTAGAGTTTAAGGTGTCTAGCGCGGATGCCGAGCTAGTACCATCTGGAAAAACCTCCGCCTCTACCGCGCTAAATACAGCGGAAGATACTAACTTGAGCGTCCCGTCAGAGTTATAAAGCTCTGATTCAAGGCCCGAAAGCCTTGACACGCCGTTCGCATCAAATATTTCAGCGTTATAAGTAGAAGAAGTAACGAGTTTTAATGTGCCGTTACTGTCATAAACATCGGTTGTTAAAGTAGAGATATTACCTTCGGCATCAATAATACGTTGTTTGATGCTGTCTCCTGTGTAAGTAACAGTAGCATCAAAACCAAGCATATCTTCTATTTGTGGGATGGTTACTTCCCAGTTATCAACCAATGTTTTTATGTCTGGGATATCGGCAATAGAGGAAGACAACGCGGTTGCAAGTTCAGTACTCGTAATTGCACCCGCTAACAAACCGGTAAGATATGTGGTGTCGGGTTGGGTTTGGCCTAACGTTCCAGCTGTAGCGTTAAATGGGCCTTCTTGGCCGTTTACATTTACGTGCCGAATCCAATAATAAAAACTTGCGTCGCTTCCTACACGATCAATAAAAGTAGTGCCAGGTGATATACCTATTCTTTGATTACCACCTGCTTCGGTTCTATCATCTACTGTATTACGCCATATTTCTGTTAGAGAATGGCCTGAGTAAGACTGTCCCGGCCAATTCCATCTTAGCGATATATAAGAAAAACCTCCGGTTACAATAAAACCTACGGGTGCGACTGGAAAATCTGCATTTGGATCGTCTTGTGGACCAGTAGTAGTTACTGTGCCAACGCGCAAATTCACTCCGCTTAAACCGCCGTCAGTTAACTCACGTAAAGTAACAGCCCGGTCGCGCGGATCACCTTTCCGGCCAAGACGTATTTCAAGCGCCTCGCCAAGAGACGTAAGATACTGACGCAACTCTGCAGATATCTTAGTGGGGACTTTAGGTATACCGGGGACTTTAGTCGCGACCGTCGAGCGCGGATTGCGGCGTCCGTCTTCAGTAGTCATGACTGTCTAATTTCATCCATACTTTGCGCTAAACAAAACTCGTGTATCCGTTCAGAGCCACGGATCTCTACTTCCCATTCAGAACCTACAACCGCTGGGAGCCGCATAATAGGTTCATACAACGTTGTATCTGATATACCAGAAGGCGTGTTGACTTCTTGAGTGTATGTATTTGTATTACTGTCAAAGGTGATGTAATAGTCAGCGATCAACGTACCGTCTGCCCAAACAAGAACGCGGTTTTTAGTGCCTGTACTAGGGTAAAGCTTTGCTTTTAATGACACCCAGCCCATGCTGACTGGGACAGGCGTCACGTACTTTTTTGATTTCCACCTACCCAGCCGATTAGTTGTAGTGCTACCACGGTAAGGCTGAACAGCCGCCCCTATGATCAGAAATAACTCACCCGTCTTGGGATTTTTATACCCCCCGCGCCGCTCGGCAGAAGCCGTAATAGTAGATAGCGCCGCTTCTTCCGCGCGTGGATCGTAAACCCAACCAGCATGTGTGTTTGTAAAAGTATCCGTGTAAAACGCAACATAAGTGCCTTCATGCTCAAACGCACGGATTTGCTCGGGGTAAAAATCGTCGTTCCACTGAGTAGGCGAAATAAGGCCGCGCGTGATTACTCTGCCTTCGGTGCCCGAAATCGCGCACAGCCCATCAGGACCGGCGTAGAGCACTACGTCTCCTAGATCTACAACCGAGCGCGGGTTAACGCAGCCCTGTTCAAGATTAATCTGCACCGCTGACATGGCGCTGGGGTCGACACCTGTTACAAAATACGGCTTGCCATCAGTTAGGGCGACAATGCCGTTAGCAGTTGTGCCAATAGCAACGATGTCATTTTCCAACGTAATCCGATAATCAACAGGCCATGCGTGTGGCAGATACGCTTCGCTTAAACACAAGCGCTTGCCTGTAAACCCGGCAAAAATGCCGTTCGCTACAGGTGTCAGTCCTTGCAGCGGCCCATCAGGGTAATTAGTGGTGTCGTCATCGGGCGGGCCAATCCATGTTGTGGAAGGAAGAACTTCAGCAAGCTCAGTCGCCTGTTTTGAGTCATCTTTTTGAGTCTCAGTGTAGGCTACATCGTGTACAAGCTGAAATTCTGTTGCGTTAGAACCGACGTTGGCGCGATAAATACGTTTTCTTGCTGGTGAGCCAAACGCAAAATTACCCGATACGTTGTAACTAGGTATATTAATAGTTGCAGTCTGACCTGTTGTGCCGCCGTCTGTAGTCGGCGTAAATTCGTAGATCAAAGACGCCTCGCTAGGCGGTCCTTCTTCGCCAAACTCACTTACAAACGTATATACCCACGCTGTTTCTTCGGCAGTGACCGTCGTATCAAGGGTGCCCGTTATAGTAATAGTAGGTGCAGCTTGCGGCGCAGGTATTCCCAGGCGGTAATCGGCGCGGTTTGCCCAGTTAGATAGTCCTGTGTAAGTACCCATTCGCGGGTAGGTTTCACCAGTCCAGTACAATCGGTCATCAGCGTCACCGGGAATCGGACCCTCTACTGCTTTAACGCCGTCTTCATCCCATTCAACCCACATAGGACTAGTGCTGTTATCGTAATAATAGATTGAGCGGCGCTGGCTGTTAGACAGTACATGTGCGGTAGAACCTTCGATTGGGATAGGCGCAAACTCTCCCGACTCGAAGTCTAGATTTTCGGCCTCTTGACCAAATTGCTCTGCTAGTAGACGGGGCGCGACGCCGGGTGCAATACCGCTAAATCTGGTGCGCTTAAAATATGTCATGGCCTCTCACTTCAACGCTAAAGTCACGATAATTCCGCCCATACCGCCAATGAGCGCGACACCAATGAGAAACGTATTTTTGTGAACTTGGTTTAACGCCTCTTCGATGTTTTCGAGCCGGTTAAAAATAGTCTTAGACCGCTCCTCGCACATGGCTTCATGAGCCGTGATTCGGTTCAGCGCTTCCCAGTACTTATCATCCATATTATCCACACTAATACTGTCAGACACTAGTAATGATTGAATAAGTGCCGTAGACAATCCCCCCACAAAAAATTGAAGCCATTGTTAATGCAGATACATCTAGCATTCGCCGCTGCCTGCGCCTTTGCTTGTAGATCATTTTCTCCCGCTTCGCTTTGATATCGCGACGCATTTGCATCATTTCTTTGTACGTTTCAGTACCGTAGGCCCAAGTAATTAACTCTCGTATTTCTCTCTCTTGCTCTTCAATCTTTTTCTTTGCAATAACTGCGTTTAGCGCTTGTTCCTCCACCGACTCGCCGTCAAACATTTTTTTAAACAACGGCGGGTTTTCTGCCTCTTTCTCTGCCTCTCTAAGATCACTTACTAAGCTGTACCAATGACCCAGCTTTTGCGCTACATGCTCAATCTCCGCCCCTTTGCTAACGAGCACTTGCAAGCCCTTAAACGTAGTGCTTGCCATTGCCATGAGCGAAAGAGGGTCCACAAAGTCTTACCCCTGCAACGCGGCTGATGGAATGTTTGCGGTTTCGTCTAAGGCTGTGTATCGGGCTAGGCCTTTGGTGATGCGAACGTCAGACAAATACCCAGTAAAATAAACTGTTGCAGCATCATTAACTCCAATGTGCATGTCGCTAGTATCGTCTGCAATGGTTCCAGACCAACTCGCTGATGTTTCTTGAGTTCCATCTAGGTATAAATAAAAATTATTTCCAGATCTAACGATTGCAATGTGATGCCAAGTGTCAGCGCTTAAATCTGAAGTTGAGTTTATCGACACGTCCCACGCAACGGGTGTAACAGATGTGTCTCCTGCTAAAAACCCTATTTTATTAGGCCCGGACGCTGGGTTTATAGTTATTACAAATCCCCTCGCAGTGGCAGAAGAGCGTCTTATAATTAAAGTCTGATTTGTATTGACTGCTGCTGCGCGGAACCACATCTCTATAGTAAAATCTCCGCTGCCAATGTGAAGCCCCTGATTGTTTCCAATGGTGAGCGAATCGCCACTCCCATCAAAATACATTGACGAAGTTAAATACTTTGTCTGAGTAGTAGACGACTTAACGTCGCCGTTTAACGTGATCGTTTTGACGGACTGTGATTTGTCGATAATTCCTGCGTCTGTTCCGTTGAGGAGCAAAGACGTGTTGGTGATTGCTGTTAGTGGTGCTGTGGGTGGGGTGAAGCTAGATGTGTAAACTGCAGTAGTTGCATACCTGAAATCAGTAACATGTCCTGATAGACCCGTACCATTTAAAACGTTGGCAAATAAGTTAAATGATGTTGAACTGAAGTTACTAGTTTGAGAGGCGGTACCAACAGATGTGCCGTTTACATAAATCGTAACTGTACCACTGTTTCTGACTAATGCTATGTGATTCCAATTAAAAGCCTTTATTGCTGAAGTAGAAACGTTAAGCCATATTACATTTGTGTATGTAGCTTGAATGCCTGTTGAGGTTAGGTTTAGATCAAACCCGTCAGCACCAGAATTTCCAGACGATCGTGTATTAAAAGATGTACCATCAAAGGAACTATTGGTTGGGTAATACCAAAATTCGTATGTAAAATCACCAGTACCTGGACCAGTAATAGTAGAACTTAAATAATCCCCACTCCCATCAAAATAAATCGACCCGCCGTTGTCGGCAGTCGAATAGACACCGTGATCGTAGGGGCCGAATGGCTCTGTTTTAGTGTTGCCGTTTACAGTAATAGCGTGAGCGTTAGTTGAGCCGTCTGCGATGTAGGGCAAATGACAGGTTAGTAGGCTGGTATTTGCTATTGCGGTGAGGCGTTCTGTTGGGGGTGTGAAGGCGGACGTGTAAACTGAGCTACCAACTACAACTCTAAAATCAGTCACATAACCATTTATACCTTTCGTGGTGTTGTCTCCAGTTACTCCAATCCACATATCATCTTTATTGAAATTTTGAGAAACACTAGCAGATCCTTCTTCAACGCCATTTACATACAAATATATAGTTCCTGAATTTCTGACAACAGCAAGATGCACCCATTGCTTATATAAAATTGTCCCTGCGTTTATTATAAAAGACGAGCCGCCAGTGTAATTTCCAGCAACTTGATACTGAGTTGTTGTTGAGGTTCCGTGCCCCGCAATTAATGCAAGCGCGGATGCGTCAAAACCCCCAACACCATAATTCGACCAAATCCCCGGTCTATCGTTATCTCTACTATTCAAATACGTCCAGCATTCTACGCAGAAGTCGCCAGACCCTAACGCTATTGCCGCCTGATTAGAAACTGTTAAGTAATCCCCACTACCATCATGGTAAGTCGAATACCCACCATGACGGTAAGGGCTAAAAGTATTTTGCGTCACGTTGCCGTTAGCGGTTATGGTGTGGTTATTCGTAGAGGCGTCATCAATGGAGTTATTGACTGCGTTGTTAGCGCCTACAGACGTAATGAGTGCTGTGGTGTAGTTGCTGTTCTCAACTGAAAACTGAAGCGTAAAACTACTGACCGCTGTCGCAATATTCACCCCATCGCTCGCTCTAAACGTCAGGCTGAACGTGCCTGCATTAGCCGTATTAGTAGACGGCGTAACCGTAAACACGTTGCTGTTAGCCCCAGTACCCTGCGTGACAGTCGCCACGTTGCCAGAGGTATCCGACGCAATGCTGTAAGTAATTGGTATGCCTTCGGGATCGGTAGCTGTGATTGTGACTGTTGTAGCGGTGCCGTCAGTCGCTAAATCATAAGCGGAGGATGCTCCACTAATGCTGGGAGTCGTGTTAATCAGCGCGATGTTATACCAGCCGGTGCCGTTCCAAATGTACAAGCGGTTGTTACCTGATACATACGCTTGGTCGCCGGTTGATGCACCGGATAGAGGCAAATCGTCAATCGTTGCATATACCGTGGTGCTTGAACCTGATGGTGCTGCACCGTCCCAGCGCGTTTTGCTGCTGCTATAGGTGTAGGTAATCCCGTTTGAAGTTACCGTATCGCCGTCAGAAGGTGAGTTGGGAAAGTTATACGCGGCCATCTGTTAACCCCCTAGAGCGGCTGATGGAATGTTGGCGGTTTCGTCTGCGGCGGTGTAACGTGCCAAGCCTTTGGTGACTCTCAAATCTGAGGCATACCCTGTCCACCTCCTGCTACTAGTGGAGTAATGGTTTAAAGTTAAAAAGACAGAGTCGTAGTCAAAGCTATCTGATCCACTTCCCGTCAGTGACCCATCAACGTAAAAACGAATAGTCCCATTTTCCCGAGCAATGGCGATGTGATACCAAGTGTTATTACTAAAAGTTGAAGAGGTGAAACCTGTCGTTGGATAGTTAGGATAATAAAGCCACGACCCGTCACCACTTTGCTGCAGCCACAAATTAGTCGTATCGCCAGAATGGCGCATGTCTAGGATGGCTCGGTAATTTGTTCCCCCTGGATTTATATTTGTAAAGTACGCCCACCACTCAATAGTAAAATCTCCAGTACCAAGTGTGCTGGGAAGCTCAACCTTTAAGAAGTCTGTTTGCGCCGCAAAAGACATAGACGAGGTCAGGTACTTAGTTTGAGTTGTCGATGACTTAGCGCTCCCGTCCAACGTAACCACTTTGACAGACTGAGACTTGTCGATAATCCCTGCGTCTGTGCAGTTGAGGAGCAAGGAGGTGTTAGTGATAGCTGTTAGTGGTGCTGTGGGCGGGGTGAAGGCAGAGGTGTAGACAGCGGTGCCTTTTACGACACGAAAATCGGAAAGATACCCTGACATATCTCGTCCGCTTATAGGGTCACGACCAATTGTTAAATTTGTAGCACTATTTGTCCAGTTTGTAGTATCAGAAACAGAGCTATCCTCAACACCATTCAAATACCATTTAGAAGTTCCGCTAGAACGCACTAATGCAAAATGCATCAATTGATTAGTTGGGATTGTTGTTGCTGTATCTAAAATAGCGGCAACGGAATTGTTGTTATATCTTAATTTTCCACTAACAAAGAATAACTGAATAGTTCCGCTTGTACTACTATGAATATAAATAGTGTCAAAATTATCTATTGCGGAAAAATAACCCCAAAATTCAATCGTAAAATCACCAGTTCCAAACGCAAAATTCGCAGATGCAGGAATAGTTAAACTATCACCCGTCCCATCAAAATAAATCGACCCCCCGTTGTCGGCAGTCGAATAGCTACCGTAGTCGTATGGTGAGAATGGCTCTGTTTTGGTGTTGCCGTTTACAGTTATAGAGTGACTGTTAGTTGAGCCGTCTGCTATATACGGGAGATGGCAGGTAAGCAAGCTGGTGTTTGTTACTGCTGTAAGGCGTTCTGTTGGTGGTGTAAAAGCGGAGGTATATACAGCTGTGCCTTTTACTAAACGAACATTAGATATATAACCGGGAAAATACTGTTGATCTCTAGTGTATCTAGCGCCTATTGTTACGGTAGTGTTAGCTGAAAAATTAGACGAATCGGTAGCTGAACTTCCAATAGCTGTCCCATTAACATAAAGATCAAAGTTTGTTCCGTTTCTTACAGCGGCAACGTGATACCACTCATGGGCATTTAATGTTGATGATTGCTTTAAGGTAGAAGAAGAAGGCTCTGAATAAAAACCTAAAACACCATTAGGAAAATTTATTACAAAACCCGAAGACCCGTTTCTCATATCCACAATATTAACTGCGCTTGGAATGCTAGTAGCATAAAACCAAAATTCAACGGTAAAGTCTCCGGTGCCAAAAGCAAAGTCAGAGCTAGAAGACGAGCCAAGATAGTCACCGTTGCCATCAAAATAAGTCGAATACCCACCATGACGGTAAGGGCTAAATGTGTTCTGAGTTACGTTACCGTTAGCGGTAATCGTGTGAGAATTTGATGAGCTATCAGTAAACGAATTGTTAACTGCGTTATTTGCGCCTACTGAAGTAATCAGCGCTGTGGTGTAGTTACTGTTCTCAACTGTAAACTGAAGCGTAAACGTAGAGCTTGCTGATGCGATGTTGGTGCCATCGCTAGCTCTAAATACCAACGTAAAGTTACCGGCGTTCGCCGTATTAGTGCTTGGCGTAATTGTCCACTGATTAGTATTCGCTCCAGTGCCTTGGGTAACCGTCGCAATATTCCCCGACGTATCGCTGACAATGCTGTAAGTGAGCGGTATGCCTTCGGGGTCAGTTGCAGTAACCGTAACAACCGTGGCCGTGCCATCTGCGGCAAGAGTGTAAGTAGCATTAACGCCGCTGATAGACGGCGTAGTGTTCACTATGCTGATTGAGTACCAACCCGAATCACTGAAGATATAGAGCTTGTCCGTAGAATCGACTAGCGCCATCGACCCTTCTGCCACTCCACTCAAAGGCAGATCGTTAATCGTTGCGTAAACCGTGACGCCAGCAGATGAATCAGCCGGTTGCCAT